AAATATGTTGCCCAGTTGCTCTATGGTAACAGCGGTGCTGGTGCGGTGGATAATGCCGTTACACTTCTTATTTTATTACTAGTGTTTGTATTTGACCCATTGGCGATTGTGTTGGTACTTGCTGCTAACCTTAGTTGGAAGGAAAGACAAGGAGAACTCATAACACCAATGACAGTTGATGAAACAGTAGTTGAAGAGCAGATTATACCAGAAGAGGAACCAAAGGGAATGCCTACCGATGATTTACCAGAGATGGAAGATTGGGTTAGGGATAAGTATGGTACTAGTTCTGGAATGGAGAACCTTTCCGATACCGATAAAAAGAAATTGGAATGGTTAATTGATAAGAAAAAATCACAGGAGTAAAGTGAAAAATATAGTAATGATTGCATTGGCGATGTTAAGTTTCGGCGCCATTGCAGATGATGTAGAAGAAACTATAGTAGTAGGTGCTAAAGTATATAATGGATATGCTGACCCACTATATGACGATAACCTTTTAGAGAGTATACAGTACACTAAAAAGTTTATTGCTGGTGGTCTAGGTGGATTTCATGGTATACAATTAAACGGTACTGATACAAAACATACCGCAGTATATAAAAACGGTGTACCTGTCAATGACCCCAGTTCTGGGTGGTACGATTTTGGTACAGACTTACCAGCACATCAAGACATAACTGTTATATCTGGGCCGAATAGTGCCAGATTTGGTAGTGGTTCTATGGCTGGTGTCGTATTGATTGAGGATAATTTTGAAAGACAGTTCACGGCGGAAGTTGCTGAAGATATCACAAAAGTAATTGCCAGTTATGAATGGTATCCAGAGTCACAGGAAGTTGGTGTACAAGTTGCCCACTACAATGGTACTACTGGTTCTGCCATGACATATAATGATGAGTTGGATTGGTATAAAAACACCACAGTAAAGTTTGCTTACGCGAATGAGGTAGGTAAGATAAATCTGGAGAGTATCAATTATGATTCTGATTATGACCAATGCTGGTGGATGATGCCACCTAATGAGTGGGAAGATTGGATGTGTCATGTTGAGGGTGAGAAAAATACCGCAACGCTGAGGACTAAATATCTGGTTCTAGGACATACCACAAATAAGGCAAAACATAATACTGGATATGAGATAGAGTCAGAAAGGACTTATGGTAACTTTATCGCATATAAGGATAATGGCCATGAGTTAGGAGTGACAGCGCAGAATGAGGTTTATAATGAAAAAAGTAGAGACACTTATTCTGCCTATTACCAATGGCAAAATGATTTCATTGGGGTTGGGTACAGATTTCAAGAAGGTACTGCTCCCATGTCAGAACAACATATTGCTAGAATTGGTATAGAGTGGGATGGTTTAAGATTCTCACTTGCTAATAGTTATAGACTGCCTAATTTATATGAGCAGAGAGGTGATGGATGGGTACACGCGAATCCAGACCTACAACCAGAAGAAGGTATTGGCACAGAATTTGGATACAAGGATGTGTCCATTTACTACTATGAATTTGATGAAGGTATAGATTTTGACTTCAACCAGTACAAATATGTAAATACTGGGGAATATTCTTCACAAGGAATTCGCTATCAAGACCAATTTTTGCTTGACAATGGGTCTATTTTCGTGTATACTGAGTACACAGAAACAGATAGGATTAGAGTACCTAGATATAGGACTAAATTGAGTTATTGGACATCTGGTTCATTTGGTGGTATTCAATGGGATACCGCTTTAGAATATCTAGGTGAATTTGAGAAAGGACAGGATTATGATGGAAGAATTATTGATGATGTTAGCACCGCTAATTTTAAGTTTGGTGTATATGCTACATCAAATTTGTATATCATGTTAGAGTTAGATGATATTATGAATAATAGATTTGAGGTGTTACCCGATTATGCTGCTGGTGGAAGAACAGTACGACTCAGTTTCGACAGAATTTTATAAGGAAAAGTTTATGCCCAAACTTTTAACAAATGGGTGTTCAATATCTCTTGGTGCTGAAATGGGTGAAACTACTAGAACAGCAAAAGAGGGATGGACATATCAACATTGTGATACAGACTACAGATATAGAGAAAGGTGGTCTACAAAACTCGCTGAGAAAATGGGAATGGAACCCATTAACCTATCTAGAGGTGGTGGTTCTAATTGGCGTATATGGAGAACTACGCAAGATTATTTACTAACTAACCCAGTTGATTTTGCAGTTATACAAATGACAGAAGCAAGTCGATGGCAGATGCCTATTAGTTTTGATTTCTTAGACAGGTGGAATCCAACTTCAACAGTATCTAGTTTTTTTGATTTCACGCATGGTGGCATATACGGACATGCAGATAATGGAAGGGGGTATGAAGAATATTCTAATTGGAATTATGGCGAGTATCATCAATTAAGAAGCTTCCAGAATGACCATAGACCAAATGGTGAAATGGTAGATGAGAATCATTATAGTGGTATGAAACAAGAGATAGATGGGTATTTCTTATTCAATGACCAGTTTCACAACTATTTCGATTTTCTGAGACATGTTCTTTATTTACACTATATGTTTGAGAGTAACGATGTGCCTCACTTGATTGTTGATATGTTAGAGAGCATTGTCATATGCACATACATGAAAGATGAATTAGAACGAATTACAAAATTACCGCCAAAAGTAATGTTAGAAAAGTACAGGGCGAATCAATATGAATTGACATATGTTGTAGATGAATATGACCCATCAAAAGATGAGGATTATTTGATATGGTTTGAATATATCAAAAGGTCTAATATGAGTGAAAAGTTTAATAATCTATACAATAAAGTAATTGGTGCAAAGTGGTTTGATGGCCACCCATACAGAAATTACTTTAGTAGGATTACAAGAGATTGCCCACGCGAGGGCATGAATAGTATGTACTTAGGGGAGATGCCTAAAGGACATCCCAATGAGGAATGCCATTCCATTTTCGCGGAACGAATGTATAATGAAATAACTAGGAGAAATTTGTTATGAATAATGTGAAATATAGTAGGTCACAACTTAGTGACATCTTGGTAGAACAAGAAGCTGTTATTGGGTATACCAAAAAAGATGGTACGGAAAGGGATGTCCACGCGACATTGATACCTAATCGTATTCCAGAGGTGAAAAACCCAGCACCAGTTAAAGAAACTCATTTGACTGTTTTCGATACAGAAAAACAGCAATGGAGAACTTTACTGGTTGACCAGATAAGGAATATTACTCTTGAAGTACCTAATTCTGGTGTAAAAGTCGCTTCTGCATAAAAATAATGCTTGACACTTGGACTAGACTTGTGTTATTATACATATTACTATAACACAAGGAGTCCAATAATGGCACGAATTACTAAGGACGATTTTCGTCCAGACAAACCAAAGCGTAGGCGGCGAAAACCTATGTCTGAGGAACAGAAGGCTGCCGCTGTTGAAAGACTAGCGAAGGCACGAGAAGCGAGGTTGAAAAAGAACCCGCCCAAATTAAAGCATATCCATCCAGATGTACTGGCATTGCCAGAGGATAATCATTTGTCATATGTAAAAGTCAAGGGGTGGATTAAAGCTAACAAAGAGAAATTACCAGAGTTAAAGAGACAAGTGCGGAATAATGTCAAAGGTGCATTAGCACAGCATGAGTCTGTTAGAACTTATATTTCATCTATGGAAAACTATTTGAAGTCTAGCACATGGACTTCTTTATTTGCTGGGGAAGACCAGACACAAAGAGTAGTTTTTAGGTGTACTACCCTAGCTTATGACAAGGATGGCAATGTGAAGCGAAGTCGCGGTGTTTTTTACGATGACCTTGGATTTGTCTGGGGGAGTGAACCAGATGATAATAGTTGATTATAACCAAATTAGTATCAGTAATCTCATGGCGGAACTTAACGGTTCCAAAGATTCTGATATTAACATAGACCTAGTTCGTCATATGATTCTCAACACATTGAGAAGTTATAAGACAAGGTGGGGTGATGAGTATGGCGATTTAGTAATTGCTTGTGACAATAGGCGATATTGGAGAAGAACTGTATTCCCACAATACAAGGCGAGTCGTAAAAAGACACGCGAAGATAGTGGATATGATTGGACATCTATTTTTGAGGGTCTATCTCTGGTAAGGAATGAGTTACAACAACACATGCCGTATCCAGTTGTAGATGTTGATGGTGCTGAGGCAGATGATGTAATTGGTACATTGGTAGAGTGGAGTCAGAAAAATGATTTGGTACAGGAAGGATTGTTTGAATCACCTAGACCATTGTTAATTATATCTGGTGACCATGATTTCCAACAGTTACAAAAATATGAGAATGTTGTACAGTATTCGCCTCTTAGAAAGAGATTTGTAAAGATTAAGGAATCAGCAGACGCCGTATTACGCGAACACATTATACGCGGTGATAAGGGAGATGGGGTTCCAAACATTCTTAGTGACGATGATTCTTTTGTAGAGGGTAAAAGACAGAGACCAATACGAAAGGCGCTAGTTGCTGAGTGGAAAACCCAGAAACCCGAAGAATGGGTAACAGGTGAAATGGCAGCTGGGTATATCCGAAATAAAACTATGGTGGATTTATCACAAACACCAGAGGAAATTAAAGAACAGATTGTGTTTCAGTATACAGCACAGTTAGATAAGTCTGCTGAGGACATGTATAAATACTTCATGAACTTTGGTCTTGACAGACTTATTGAAGTGATTGATGAATTTTAATGAGGTAAAATATGAGAAAATTTAGACAAATGAATGAGGGTTTCACCTATGTACTTGAAGGAGAAAACCTAGACGAGCAAGTCACTCGCCTAAAACAATGGGGACAAACCAACCAATGCCTAGTTCCAGTAGTTAGAATAGGAGTTGGTGCGGAGAAACCCGAATGGGATTTGCCAGAGGGCATGCCCGAAACTACCAAACTAGAAGAGGATACGCCAGATGGATTAGGTGCAACATCTATCCAAATGGAATGGCGTAGAATTAAACAGTTTACAGAACCGAATTCCAATATGAAAAATCTGCCTGCATGGAAACAGGAGATGAATTGGTTACAGATTCTTGAGGGTGTACATCCAGAGGAAGCGAAAATACTTACTTCTGTGAAGGATGGTAAACTTCTTGAACTATACCCGAAGTTGGAAAAACTCATGGCACCATTGGGAATTACTGAGTATAACAAACCTAAAAAGAAGAGGGCGCCTCGCAAGAAAAAGGAGAAGACTAATGCCTGATTTCACACCACAGTTAACAAAAACTTTACGATATTATTTCGACAGTCAGATAGGCAAACACAAAATTAATGTACAAGTCTTGATGCAAAAGGGAGTTGGTGTTGCTGAACACCCAGACATAATGCAGACTATTGAGGATGAACTTGGTAAGATAGCAGAGTACAAAGATAAACTAGCAGCTCTGAGAGATGTAGAACTCGAAGACAGTTTGTCGGATGAAGCTCAACTGAGTTTCTTATCTGAATAGAATGGGTGATATATACAAATTAAGCGAAAAACATTACCCTAAGAATCCCCCCGCCGCTGCCATTATAGTTGAAATTGGTAGCGATAACTTAGAAGGTTCAACAGCGTATTTTTCTAGACTCGCAGAAGCTAAACATACAATGTTGGTGTCAGTAGACATTAGTCCTTTGCCATCACAAAGATTAGCACATTTACGAAATACCGAATGGGTAGTAAAGAAGGGTTCAGATTACACTAGAAATTTTAAGTGGGAACATGGTATCGCTTGTTTGTATTTGGATAATTTTGATTATATCTTTGATATTCACAATATGCCAGATTGGGTGATAGAACAAAAGCAGATGTATAAAAGAGAGTGGAATATAGATTTGGACAATCAGAGTTGCCAAGTTGAACATATGAAACAGATGATAGATTTAATGCCGAATATGATTTCTGAAGGAATAGTGGTTTGTGATGATACATACCGACATAATAATTGTTGGACTGGCAAGGCAGGCCCTGCTGTGACATATTTACTCGCTAATGACTATAAGATAGTGGAAGGTGACTATCCCAATGGCGTAATTTTGAGGGCGCCATGAATACTCGTGCATCTAGGTTTTTCTTGTTTAAGTGTGGTGGGTGGAAAAACGAATATTGGATTGTAGATGAGAAGAGTCTACAGGAAGTACCAAAACCACGCGAGATGATAATCAAATTCTCTAATATAGAACAGATTAGAGAGTACGCAATTACCCAGAATCCACAAGACCTACCAATAGTCGATAGGTGCAGAGACCGTACCGCTTGGCACACGCCAGAGGGTCGAGAACGCATCAAACAGGCGAAACTGGGTCAGAGTAACCCCAATTCAAAGGGGTTGACAGAAGCGCATAGGGCGAAGATATCGCAGACTATGACAGGCACTAGGAGAGGGGAATTCAATCCCATGTATGGACGCACACATAAAGCGAAAACCATAGAACTAATCAGACAGAAGGCATATGCCCGCCCAAAAATGAGGTGGTGTGTAGAACCTACTGGAAAGTCCCATTTGGTGCGGGCTGACGGTGAGATACCAGAATCTTGGCAATGGGGACGATATTACGACAAATATAGACCAAATGAGTGAATTTTTTTATCAATTTTTTTGCTTTTCTCAGTTAAATCAATGACTTAGAGAGGCGGATTTATCGCTATTTTGCTTGACTTTTGCCCTAAATTATGGGATCATATACATGTAATTAGGAAAGTGAGAGATAATATGAAAACAAACAAAATTGATTATTTAAACGCAGAGAATGGTGGTCTTCTATTTACTTTGGAGAACACTAGGGAATCGTTTTTTGGTGGTACACTTGAAGAGTGTGCTTTGATTATTGCGAAACATGGAGTGGCGTCTAGTGTGATGGGTTCTTCTTCAATGGATTTCGCTAGTGAATATGGTTTTGAAAACGATGGTGATGCTTTGACTATGTATCAGTATGCCATCAAATTAAGTGGAGTGTAATATGACAGGATTAGTTGAAACAGAATTAACTTTGACTCTCAATCAGATTATTGAGAAAATGGGTGCCCCAAAAGGTACGACTTATGACCAGTTAGACGAAGGTCAACAGGCACATGTGGATGCCTACTGTGAACAGTTTGATGATGATGGAATTGACCACGCTGGTGGGCAATGTTATTGTGGTGAGTACAATTGTCCAGAAGAGTATGTTCATGCAACGAGTGGATGGTGATGGTAGTAGATAAGTCAAAAATAATTTTAACCGATTGTGATGGAGTCTGCCTAGATTGGGAGACTGCATTTTTCACATGGATGGCTCACAATGGAATGAACCCTGTGGGCGAAGATTGGAAACTCAAATATAAAGTTTCCCAGAGATTTGGAGTCTCACCAAAAGAAGGTCAGAGATTGACCAACCAATTTAACAGTAGTGCTGCTATTGGATTTTTGCCCCCTCTTAGGGACGCTCAGTACTACATCAAGAAACTTGCTGAAAAACATGGGTACAGATTCGTTGCTGTGACTAGTTTGCATAGTGACCCATATGCCCAAGAGTTGAGAACGCAAAACCTTAAAAAGTTATTTGGAGAGGACACATTCATCGAGTATCACTATTTGGATTGTGGTGCGGATAAAGATGAGATTCTATGGCAATTAGCACAGAAGTATGAAGGTGCGCCTTGGATTGAGGATAAATATGTCAATGTTGAAGTTGGCATGGAGTGTGGGTTTGAAGGATTTTTAATAGAACACGGGCATAACCTAAACTATAAAGGTGATGCCACTATCGTCAAAAACTGGGAGCAAATATATGACGCGCTTGCTAAGAGAAATTGATAACGATGATTTTGATGGTTTTGTCCATCGAATGTATCATGACAATTGTGCTGAACGCGAGGGTATGAATATGCCCTTGTACACATTCGATGAGTACTTAACAAAAAACGAAACCTATCTCATAGAAAAATGGGATGACAGGCATCGCTATAAACCAAGGAGTCTTTAATGGGAATCGAATTATACGCCGCTTTGTTCGGCGTTTCTTTGTATGTTGCATATAATTTAGGGTTCAGAAAAGGAACCGCTACATCAGCAACAGCTACGATGTGGATTATGCGAGAATTTCTTAATGAGAAACAGGGCGCAGATTGGACAGACATCACTTTAGGCAAAAACTTTAATCGAGTACATAGATGGATGTCAGAGATGGAAGATGGCGAAGAAGGTCAGTCTTAAACAATATGAAAAACAATTAAAGGAACATAACTTTAATTGGTTTGGTGATATTGAAATGTCTACAGGTAGTGAAATACCCGCTGAGACCAAAGCCCGATATGAAAAGATTGAGGACAGTATTGTAGAGAATTCTTTAATCTCTAGGATGCACTCAGAATTATATGACGCATATTTAGTATACGCTACAATGGATGGGCCAAAACCAAAACTGGTGGAGGCGGGAAAAGAAAACGGAAAAATCGTCTATAAGATAATTCACGATAATAAAGACGGTTTAATATTCGATTGGAGAAAACAACATGTACGAGTATAATGTAGTAATACAGAGATGGGTAGATGGCGATACAGTAGATGTCGATATAGACCTAGGCTTTGGAGTATGGTTAAATGACCAGCGTGTAAGATTAGCGGGTATCAACGCCCCAGAGAGCAGAACGCGAGACTTAGAAGAGAAGAAACTAGGACTGGCAGCGAAAGAGTTTTGTAAGGATTTTGCGAAAGAAGGACAATACGCTAAATTGGTATGTAAGAAATACGATGCCAAGGGCAAATTTGGAAGGATTTTAGGTGAGATTTGGAGCGTAACGAATTACGCAGATAAGTCTCTCAATGAATATTTACTTGATAAGGGACACGCTACAGAATATCATGGCGGCAAAAGGTAGACTATCCAGAAATCTTATAATAGGTGGTTGTTCATTTAGTGCCCATCAAACGCGAGAGACTTTAGCGTGGGCAGAACAATTAACTGAAGATTTTGATAATGTGATTAACACGGCAGAGATGGCTTCTGGTAATCAGATTATCTGTGACAGGATATGCTACGAATTAAGCAAACCAGAAGTAACGAGTGAAAACACAATGGTCGCTGTCATGTGGTCATCGCCCTTTAGAAAAGAATTCCTATTCTCATATGATGACCCAGACTATATGGAAATCCAGCATCTCTTTCCTAGAGGCAAGCCAGGATTCAGCAACTATATTCTAACAGATAAACAACACGAGAAACACCCAACATCTAACTGGCTCATCGTAGGGGGCGGATATGGCATCTGGAATTACGAAGTAACGCCGCTGGACGCTAGATTGAAGAATTATTTTAGAGACATATACAACCCAGAAGAAGCATATGTGAGCACTCTGAGGGCCATGATTACTGTACAAGCATTATGTGAAGCGAAAAGAATACCGCTGTTAAACATGTGTTGGCAGAATATCTTTCATGATTTAGGTGCAAAAGATTTCGAGAGTAGTGAGAGTTTTTGGAAGAAGGATATAGTCAGCACGACAGGATGGTTATATACGCGCCTGAGAACAGCATTTAGCAACAGTCTTAGAGACAATGGCGAATTGAATGAGCAGGAAATGAAATCCGATATGCATAACAAAAGAATTGATAGATTATATCCCAATACAAAACATTGGTTTGAGCTTATCGATTGGGGTACATGGCATTTCTATGAGAACGAATTAATACAGAAAGGTGGACTACAGGAGTTTGCCCATTATGAATGTGATGTAAAAAGTGAAGAATTAAAGAATCACCCTACTACCGCTACACAGCGAGAGTGGAAAATTAGAATAATGAAAGTAATGAAGGATAGATATGAAATGGAAATCAATAGTTGATACGCTATGGAGTAGTCCAGAAGAGACAAAAGCAGAAAGGGACGCTGACCCAGATGATTTATCAGTAGAGAACGCATATAAAACAAGATGGATATGGTATCACACTATATTAGGATTATTGATGCTAGTCGCAGATGTTTTATTGATAGGAATATTAATCGTATTAGCAATTAAGTTATGAGGGAAAAAAGGTACTATATGACATCATTTATAGAACGAATATTGTGGTTCGCTTTGGGATATTGGGTAGCTGTAGGTGCGCCAATGCCAGAATGTATATTAGGGTATTGTGCATCATGAAAAAACATGGTGAAAAAGTTCGTATAGTGAGTGCGCTGAGTCGCAAAATAAAGAAGCATAATAAACGCCTTAGTAATAAGACAATACGACAGGGGGGAAAAACGCAATGTTTGAATACGCAATCGCCATAGGAGTTGGGTTCATATGGGGGTATCTGGTAGGTATCTCTAGTGGGCGCAGACAGGTGTTTAGTTCTGTACTTGAACTGTGGAAGGAAAAAAGTGGGAAATAGTGGTAATCTAAATCCGCGTGAGAGCAGGAGTGAGCGCCGCTGCCCGACAGAAAAATCAGACACCGCTGCCGCTAGAAAGCGGGATTTAAAGAGATCATACCACAAAGCGGCACACATGTCAAGCACTTTCCGCCAGTATGGGGCGCTCTGGTCAGATTGGTTATGAGGGCCGCTGGGATACCGAATCGAAAATAAACGAAAATAATGCTTGACAACTGCTGATCTATTGTGTATAATAGGGTGTCCCCTTTAAGAAGAGATATGGCTGATCGATCTATAGGCGCTACAATCCATATATGGCTGATAGGGTGCATGAATTAACAGATGGCCACAGAGCGTGTAAGCCCTTGATATATAAGGGATTAATAATTAAAGAAAACACTTGACAACTGGTCTCATATGTGAGATCATTATACCATACTGAGAGATGAGGAGATTATATAGTGTTGTGACAATAGTTTAAACCCCAGTTAAACCGCACCATCTCACCTGTGTTGAGGTTCAGAAAGAGTGCTATCGGGGTCGGACATGGACACAGGGGCCGATGCGAAAGGTGGCATATAGACCACGCTCCGCAAAGGTTAAGGCAGGGGGGACGCAGCCCCATCAAAAGGCGGAGAGACAACTAAAGGAGAGTCCAGTAGCGAAATTGCAAGCCGGCAAAGATGCGTGAATGGACAGGGCGGATGTCAAAGGGTGAGACCCGGCCGCCAACAGGGTTGTGCCTCAATACACACGCGCTCCCCCACGGTTAGGGGAGCATCTTAGATCACGGAGGTGGGGCGGCCTATGCTTTGGGATCAGGAGTGACGCCCTTGCAAGTGCATCTGGCATCCCCCCATATACTAATTGATTTTATTTTTTTTCTGAGTAGAGAAAATCGCCCAGAGAATTTTACGCCCCAGAGGTTTTATTATGGCAGATATAATATTTGATGTAGATGGCACTCTTATGGATATAGAACATAGGAGGCATTTCGTCACACAGCGTCCCAAGGATTTTGATTCGTTTCGGGAACATACTAAATTCGATACAAGAAAAGAGGATATCTTTGCCATTGCGGATGCGTTACAGGCACAGGGTCATCGTATTCTTATATCTACAGGACGAATGAAGAAAGAACATGATATCACCGTTAAACAGATACGAGATGGCGGTATAGACTTTGAACGCATATATATGAGAAGCGATACAGATTATCGTCCCGATGATGAACTTAAAGAAGGTTACTTAGAGAAGATGCGTAGAGATGGTTATACACCTACTATGGCATTTGACGATAGACAGCGTGTTGTTGATATGTTTCGTTCTAAAGGATTAACAGTATTCCAAGTGGCAGAAGGTGATTTCTAGTGTTTGAGAAGTATATGTATCCTTTAATGGGCATCGCTGTCGTTGGTACTGTACTTCTATATGAGGTGATATATTGGTCACTTCTTAATTTATGGTGTTGGTTATATGGAATTTTTTATTGATTTCACAAAGGGTGTTCTTATAGGCACCGTTATATATGGTGGTTGGAAGGCAATACAGTACATCTGGCGTAACTATGTTTGAATGGATTGCACAACCGCGTGTCTTTACAGCGGACTTATTCGTTTGCGTGTTCATATTATGTCTTGCTTGGTACTTGCGTAAGCATTATAATCAAGATGCATTACTACCCGCTGTTATTGTTACACCAATCTATTTGTTTTTTGCAGTACTGTGGCAATTATCTAGATGATTAATATACAAGGATATGACCATTATGAAAGATGTATCGATGGTGGTCGTGGAGAATTTGCAGACAGAATAAAGTCGGGTGAATATAAAAACAAATCCTTATTAATCTTCAACGCTGGGGAAGCTGAACTCTCTCCATATCTTTCCTATTATGATATAGGGAACCTCGTGGGGCATTATACAGAGATTACAGGATGTACTCGTGAAGATGGTCAACCAGATCACTTTGAACCCTATCCGAACAATGTAGAGATTGTGTCGTGGCCATACTATTGGTTAATGAAGGCCGTGACTACTGTTTTTACGGAAGGGGAAGAAATACGACACGGTATGTTGGAAGAACTCAGCGGCGCAAACGCTCCGCGATCTCTGTATACATGTATGATGCGCCAACCGAAACCCATGCGTAAGATGTTATTCGATGTTCTGGAAAAGGAAAGTCTATTACCCGATGGCATTGTTACTTGTGCTTGGAAAGGATTATCGATTGATTTAAAGGAACAACTACCAGAAGATGGCAAATGGTTTCCGAATAGTGGTTGGGAATTAGTTCAACAGACCCATCGATTTCCGCCTTGGTATACGAATTGCTTAATCGATATTATACCAGAGACCCATTATGATAAGTTGTTCTATACCGAGAAGACATGGAAAGCAATACTAGGTAGGAGAGTGCCTCTAATATGTGGGGCAAGACGGTCAAATCACGCCCTTGCCGATATGGGATTTAAAACCCCAGAATGGTTGGATGTATATTGGGATGGTGAACACCATGAATATGACCGCGTGTTAGGTCTAGGAGAAACACTCAAAACCCTACGCGAGACAGGGGGCACAGACCCAGTACACATAAGAGGAGCGTGGTCTGGATGGAAGAAAATGAGCATAGATAACCAGATTCATGCCTTGGAAATACTACTGGAATACGGTAAACCCCTACATAATGACCCCAATATCCTTAAAGAATACACCTTTGCAGTCGAAATAAGCGAGTATTTAATGGATTATTTCTATGCTTTATATGAAAAAAATTGAATTATTTTGCTATTTCGTTATATATCAAGGGCTTACAGAGGCAGCTTTTTCTTGACATCTGCTTCGATCTATGAGATCATATACTTGTTAAATTAATCAAGAGAGAGAAAAAACATGGCGTATGTATCACAAGACAAGAAAAAAGAACTCGCGGTTGGTATCAAAAAGGTGCTTAAAAAGTACAATATGAAAGGTACTATTGCGGTTAACAATCATTCGACTTTGGTTGTGAATTTGAAGTCTGGGCCCATCAACTTTAAGGCACAGAATACTCACTATCAAGTTAATCCTTACCATGTCGAGTCACAATGGACTGGCGTTGCTAAGGAGTTTCTGCTTGAGTTGTTGGAATCGATGAAAGGTGAAGGTACTGGTTGGTTTGATAAATCAGACATTATGACCGACTACTTCCACACGGCGTGGTACAATGATATCAACATTGGAAAGTGGAATAAAGAATATGAGGTGACTGCTTAATGGTTACCTTTTTCAAATGGTTATCGGAGGCACGATTTATGCGCCTCCTAGATATTTTTGTAGTTTGCTTTTTACTAGGGTATTTCTTTTTATGATGGATACTTGGTATCTAGCTTTTGTGTTAGTATCCTTTTGGATAATTTTTATTGTGAGTCAATATCAATGAGTCTATGCCTTCGCGTGACAGGTGGAAATAGGTATCAAAAACAATTGGTGTTTGGAACGGTAAGATTTGGTATGAATCGTCTTCTACCGAAAATACGCAAGCTTGATGTGAATGTACATATTAGGGATTTCAAGAACGACACTTCAATTGGTTATTGCACAGATGATTCTGCTGAACCCGATGATTATGTCGGCAAGTCCCCTAGACGATTTCAGATTGAAATATCAAAAGACTTGAACTTGACAGATTTTATTAAATGTGTTTTACATGAATTCATCCATCTCAAGCAGTATGTGTTAGGCGAGATGGTAGATTTAGAGACAGGTAAGAATGGTCGAACACGGTGGAAGAAAAAAGTGATATCGCGTAAGGTAAAGTATCATGACCAGCCTTGGGAGAAAGAGGCGTATCGACTAGAAAGTAAATTACTCTGGGACTGCCTAGAGGAACAGGAATTTTTGACAGGTAATATAAACGAACATGGAGTAGCAAAATGATACGATGGTTTATAGGATTCTTTTTAGTGATAGGTGCCGCTGGTGGTTTAGAGATGGACACTATGACTATAAGTGAAACACTTGCATTTGCCTTTCTAGGATTTGCATTGATGGCTTGGGCAACCCCCAAGATTGTGAAACAATACGGAGTATATGATGATTAGATATAAACAAAACGCTAGTGAACGCATTATTGATTTGGATGGCCCAGATGGTAATGCCTTTAACCTGTTGGCAATTGCAACTAAGTTGCTACGCGAACATGAGAACTTTAACCTTGATGATAAGTCACAACATATGATTATCAAAGAGATGAAGTCGAATGACTATAACAATTTGGTTAAGACCTTTAACCAATATTTTGGTAGTATCTTTATTTTGGAAACTACCAATGAGGAGTTGTTGGCTGAATTATGAGGATTAATATCAATCAACAAAAAAGGTTCAAACAGAAAGACATCGATGAGGTCAAGAAATCTTTCCCTTTTCACTACTATCCAGAGCGTTATAAAGACTTGGATGGTATTGAGGTCAAAGACTACTTGACACTTGTGAACTTTGATGATGTAATTATGCCAGATGATAAGGAAGGTAACTATCAACCGCATCGTTTGTCTGGACTCAATCCAAAGTATGATGAGATTGCAAGGAGTATTCATACACAAGGATATAAACTTGGAGAAGGTTGCCCTCCTGCTTTGTTTTATTCCAATGAACTTGCTAAGTTTGAGGTTATAACTGGATTCACGCGAGGCGGTATTCTTAGAAGTAATTATGTAGAGAATTTCCCTGTTACGACATATCGGGCAAAAAAAGGTGCTTCTGATAAGGAAGTTGCCAGTGCTTTGTCATTATATGGTCAATCATTCCAAGAGCATGACCCATATGGCGAACAGAAAAAGGGAGATATCTACAGAGAAGTCTCTCTTGCTATCGATAGGGGATGGATAGAAAACAACTTTGATGCTATACATGATAGGGTCTATTCCCAATGTAAGATGTCTGATACGGTCAAAGATAGGATAGTCAATTCAGTAAAGAACCAATATGACCCAGATGAAATAGTAATATCATGGGGTAATGCTTCGGACTTAGGTAATAGGAAACCAGAAACTTTCTTGGAACAGGTTGTTGGTAAATTAGATGGTGGCACAGATGGTGTCAAGTATCTTCTATACAGCGCCAGTAATCCACCTAAAACCTATGTTTCTATTTTAGAGAGGTATGACCCAACTAGAGAAAATCGTGTGGTGCTTCATACTGGTACATTAAAATCTTCTGGTAATCTTTTAGAACATTATGAGAACTTGGTGTATGGATTCATAGATAGCTTTAGAAAGTATATGCTTCTACACTCACCCTTTTATCAGCACAAGGCTTATAAAAACCAAGGTGTAGGTAATAATCTTTTATTCGGGCCAATCACACTTTATGCTGTATTGCCCGCGTTATCTAAGTCTCATGATATATCAAGATTAGTTACATTTGATGATAATGGAAAATTATTTCAAGAAAACGCTTGACATTTGCAAAAAAGATCAGTATAATGGTTGAAACTTGTATAAATAAACATGCGGTGGACGGTATTCGTACAATCCGTTTCCAACGGACAAGGTTTGGTGAAACTCCAAGACGCCGCTCCAATTTTTACGGTTGTAGTCCTAGGCATAGACTCCATCCTGTCACACTCAAAACTGCCTCGACTGAACTCACAAATTTTAGTAGGTCGTTAAATACACAACGAGGCCTGAACAAGCCGCTGGTAGCACACAGACCGAAAAAGGTTCAGTCCATCAGACTAACAGAGAGCAGTGATGGTCTCGCATAACTTAGATGGACAAAGAGAGCTGGGCATCTCTCTTCATCCTAAACTGCCCACTTTTAGAAGGACAAAACAATGAAATACTTGAGTATATTAGTTGTGTGTATTATGATAACAGCATGTAGCGGTAGAATAAACCTTATCGCCGAATTACCAAAAGACCAAGACTTAGATGTTTCCATTAAAACATCAACTTCTGGTAAGCTGCACAATAGTAATACACCAACAGCAGAATGAAAGGACGAGAAGATTTGCCTTTCATACGCACCGAACTTTTGTTACGATGCGAATAAATGAATTTGTGGATGGTTAACATTTAAGTTAACTTAATTTGAAAAAACGGAGTATAGTATGAAAAAAACTTCACAAGCAACAAAGGTTATTTCAGCCTTGCAGAAAACAGACCAAGGTCTGACTGCTAATGAAATGAAAAATAGGTTTGGCGTAACTAATGCTAGAGCATTGGTGACACACCTTCGACAGAACGGTTTCGCCATTTATTTAAACAAAACCCCAGCGTATACTGACAGGAATGGCAATGTACGAAAAGGTGTCTCTAGATACCGTTTGGGAACACCTTCTAGGGCAATTATTGCCGCTGGATATAAAGCTCTCGCAGCTACTAGAGGTTTAGTAGCTTAAGAGTTTAACCGAAACCGTTAACCAAACACAAATGGATAAAGGGGCAGTTTAAGACTGCCCTTTTTTTTATAAATAAACCGCACCCATATAAGGATAAGTCATGGAAGTTGTTGTAGGGATTATTTTGGTACTCACATTGATATACGAGCCTGGTAATGTAGAGATTAATAATTATTGTAAGTATGCGGTAGAACAAGAAGAATTTGATTCTCGCGTAGAATGTTGGAATACATACCACGAATTCCGTGATGATATTCCAATCATAGACGCAGAGTTTGACCTATAGGTCACATTCTTTCTTTAAGAAGTCTATAAATTTCTTGTTAAGGGTTGCTTGGAATTGGGGTTGGGGTGTAAAAGACCCTTTATACCTAATCTCTAGGTCTAATAAAGGTAAGTCTCCTTTCTGTAGTGTTAGGAATACTTTAGCACCTTCAGATACTTCAGACTTCTCTTCATTGATAACAATTTCATACCCTAACCTTTTATTGAGTTCGTCTAGTCGCGTGAGTCCACATAGAGTGGTGCTGAGACCTATGACATCCGACTGACCAACGGAAACCTCTTTCCCTCTTACATTACCAACACCTGTTACCAATGCAAAGTCAAACTTCTGTTTGCCTAAGTCCTTAGCTTCCATCTCTTTGAACAGTTTTGTTTTTAGTATGATATTTAAAAGAGCATCTGAGAATACAGACACATTATCATTAAGCACTTTCATGAAAGCCGCCCATAGTGGACTACCTTTATCCGAGAGTTTATTGTTTACGAATGCTCTCATACTAATATTAATATCATTTGTTTTCTTGAAGTCTTGACCTTCATGTAGAAATAATCTGTCGTCTGATTGGTTCATGGGGTCATTAACATCTAATATACCATGACCTTTGATATCTATTACTGGTATAGTCTTCTTTGCAGACGGGCCATTGACTGACATTTTAAATAGTTGTTCATCTGTACCTAGTCTTTGACCTTTGGGTAATATTAAATATGGTTCTTTAGTGCCAGGCCTATTTGTTGTAGTAGCTTCTCTTATAACATTCGCAAAGAATTCCATTCTGACTTTTGCCAACTTCTCTTTTACTGGGTCAAACTCTCTTCCAGTTAATACAGTATCAAATGCTTTGTTGATAAGTGTTGGTGATTGGTCTTGTGATTTTCTTTTCTTCTTGAGAGATATTCCATAGTAAGTTTTCTTATCAGCAGTAACCATAACATCAGCAGAGTTATAATCTTCAAACCCAAATGCACTTACTTTAAACTTCTGGACTTCCCTAGGCCAAATGTTACCTGTCATATAAGAGGTAACTTCTTTCTGGTCTCCTATTCCCATATATCTTCTGACAGCTTTTGCTGCTGATATACCACCAGCCATGTCTGCTAATTTGTCAGTCTTGTTTTCATCCATCAATGATACAAACCCTTGTTCGATTCCCTTGTTACCGAATTGAACCTTTCTGGGATTCTTGAGAACCTCAGTTTTTGCCTTTATCATAAACTCTTTAAGACTATCCACATCGGCATAGTCAGCCGCCTTGGGTTTACACAAGAGAGCGGCTGCAAACATAATTTCCGAGGCTTCATATGCCATGTTTTATTTCCCTTGGCCCCTGTACTTCTTATAAGACCGTTTTTTGTTCTTGTTCATCGATGAAGTAGAAATTTTAACCTTTCTACCTCTTCCACCTATACCTTGAGAGGTACTTTTCTTTACAGGAGTGTGCCTGCTCACTGCTTTCCATAATCTAGCCATTCATTTCTCCATTATTGCGTGTTAGATAACGGATTTTCAAGCGCCTCTTCAATCTGTGTTCGTATAGATTTTCTGATTTCAATAAGTTCCTTACTAGTATCTCTTTCAAGTTCATATAGTCTCTTATCGGACGCTCTAACATCCGAGAACAGAGATTGCATATCTCCGTCTATTCTATTTATAGACTCTTTAGACATGTCTGTTACAAGGACTGTTGACCCCATTCTCTCTTCAAGAACTGATAATCTTTCTTCTATACCCGACAAATCTGGTGCCTCATAGGTAGAAATCGCGGCTTGCATGTCTTGATAGGTCTTGTAGACCTCAAACGCACCATAAAGTCCACCAATTAGTGTACCAAGCGCAGTAAAGACAAGAAAAAGCCTTCCACCTTTGATTTTAATTCCACCAACATCTATTTCTGTACTCATTCGTATTGACTCCTAATCATTTTTCGGATAGTCCCATGATTACTTTTAGACAGATTATATATTAACCTCGCGTTATCGTCAAGTTTATTATCATAGACAATGTAATTGACATTATAAAAGTCTCCATCTGTTAAATTTGATTCGTAATATGAACCTAAATCTACCGAATTTTGAAGTGAAGCTATTGCTGCCGTCTGTCCAGAAGCAACTTTATTGGAACTTTCCATTTTTTGTTGTGCCACTCTTTCTGAAATAACCTCGGCAAGAGATTTTCGTGGCGCTTCTTGCTCTGGTTGTACCGTCATTACCTCAACTGGAATAATAGTAACACCAGTAACAGGTGTTCCAGATGAGATTAAATTATTTTCAATTTCCATTTGCATTTGTTCTACTTGCAAATCCATTTTCATTTCATTCATTTCTGCATTATTTTCCAAGGTTTCGACTGAAACCCCACTCAAATTTGAAAAAATTTGCGTGTCTGCACTAAAAAATTGGTTCGAGACACCCATTACACTAGAATTTCCCATACTTTGAGCGGTATTCTGTTGATTTTGAGCACTTTGAGTGATTTGATTAACCGTTGATCCCGATCCACCAGTTGCTCCTTGCCCAGATTCTTGGTTTTGTTGTTCTTCAGCCTGTTGACTACTATCATTATCACCTTTTGATGACTCTTGACTCATTGTAACCGCACTTGCACTAATTTTTAATGCATTTTTAGTTTGTGCTAATGCGATTCTTGTTGCGAGAGGTGAAGTTTTTGGTTCGTTTACTGTTTCGGATGTTTCTTCGATTGGGTCTTCCTCTATTATAACCTCTTCAAACTCTTCCTCAACGATATCTTCTTCAAGAGTTTCTTCTAGTGTTTCTAATTCTTCTAATAATTCTTCTTCAAACATCTCTTCAAACAATTCTTCAGTTTCTTCATCAAACAATTCTTCAAGATACTCTTCAACTTCCTCTACATTTTCTTCAATTGCTTCCAACGCATCGGTACGAAATTCTTCCTCGATAATTTCTGGGAGTTCATCAATGGGCATGGTGAGAAAGTCTTGTTCTCCGATAAGTATTGGTTCAATATCGGATGAGGCAAAAAGGTCGATCCCTTCTTCCTCCATAAAGAACTCTTCTGGAAGTCCTGTGAAGAACTCATCGTCTTCTGCGATTCCTGTAAACTCTTCATCGTCTTCGATGATTCCGTACATTGCTCCTGTTTCTTCATCTGTCATCCACTCCTCTTCTTCTTCCATCATTTCTTCTAGTTGGTCTTCTATTAATGCTTCGTAATATCCATCACATGTATCATTATATAATGGGTCTAGGTCGCATTGTAAGTCATCGTAAGCATCTTGATACCCATCACACTCAGTAGAATAGAAAGAATCACTATCACATTGTTGTGTTAGGAACGCGGCTGCGTAACCATCACAGTCTTGACTAGACAATGGGTCATATGCACAAGCTAATCCTTCACTTTCATATGATTTAGTCCCAGCATTTCCCGCCGCTGTACCATAGATGTAGTTAGCTTGTTGATTTGCAAAATATTCGTGTTGTACATACTCATCTTCTGATATATCACCCATCACACCTATGAATATACTGTGATTGTTAATTTTTAAGTCGCCATACTCCATCGCGTAATCACCAGTTGGGAGTATTTCTAAACTAAATGTGTTTTCGTGGTTCTTGTTGTATTCTTCTATTCTCACCCACCAGTACTTTGTTCCATCGGCACTAGTCTTAGAATAGAATCCCCCATCATTATCTCTTTGTATTAGGTCTGTCCAGAAAGGAGCTATTGCATAACTAAACTTGTCTTGTTTGTTTGCTGCTATGTTTGCAACTTCTAATCCGTTACAACACCAACCCTTGTCTGGCCAACTCTGAAAACCAAAGGTAGTTGGATTTCTAAACATGACAACACCGTTTGCCATCATCCAAGAGTTAGTATAATTTTCTCCATAGAAAGGAAATGTATGTCCTAGTGGTACATTCGCGTAACAGTCATCACATATAGTGTGGGATGTTGCATCTGAGGGAGGCGCAGTATATTGCCCAGCAGCTGGAGCTGCCAGAAATAATAATAACCCAACTAGTAATGTTTTTATCTTACCCATATTGATAATACAGCGAAACAGATTGCGAAAACTACAAGTACACCTCCACCAGCAATTGCTATAATCTGCATAGTTTCCATTATTTCTGCTTTCTTCTTTCTCCTTTCTCTTGCGAGTCTTTTTTCTTCTTCTTGTTCTTCACGGATTCTATCTGCCCTCAACTTTAATATTTCTTGCCAAGTTCCAAACCCGAATCTCATGTCAATCATGTTTTTCATTTCTTCAATTTGTTCGTTGGCTAACTTCGCATCAATTACAGCATGGGCGGCACTTTTATGTGAACCAATTAAGGTCTTGTTTCCCCATCTCTCTTTATTGATTTGTTGTTGACCATCTAACGCATTGTCAACCATATCAAAAATTTGTCTTATGTCTTGAACGGTATTAATATTCTTTTTAATAAATTCAACACTTTGTTGTACTAGAGCAATTCCCGCCAATGCGGTTGATACTGGTTCCATAGTGGATATCCTTATTCGTCAATTGTACACACCTCTTCATCGGGGTAGTCTTCACAGAAATCCTTTTTATCCCATACTTTATACTCTACCTTTTCGTTACCATCTTTAAAAAACCGAATTTCCTTCTCGATGAGAGCATCCTCTGGAGCAAAGTCTGGGTTTCTTTCCCAATGACCCAAAGCTTCTTCTCCAATTTTACCACGATACGGGCACGGCGTGCCGGCCATTAGCATCGCATTGAAAACGCGAGCATCTTGGCACATCAAAGATACAGCAGCTACCTTCATCCCCATATCATATAAACCACGGCTTAATTTAATCCTTTCACAGTTTTCATCTCGAACTGTTTTACCAGCACTAATACCAAACACCTGTGTTTGTACCGCACCACCAACACCAGTAGTACATAAGTCTTGTGAATAAGACCCACCTATTGCCGGCGCAATAGCACTCGGAGGCGGCGACTTGACTTCTTGTTCTATTTTCTGTGTTGTTTCATTCCTGTTTATGTTCTCGTTTCTATTATTCGATGTAACATTGGAATCACTTGTACTATTAGATTGGTTGATATTAGTATTCGTATTGCTATTGGTGTTATTCGTAGTTGTGTTATTAGTAATGTTACTGTTGTTATTACTTGTGCTGTTTGAGGTAACATTACTAGTATTGTTATTCGTATTATTCTGGTTTACTGTCTGATTAATAGTACTATTATTAGTATTAGTATTATTATTGGTATTGTTACTAGTGCTGTTAATAGTATTATTATTAGTATTGAAATTAGTATTTGTACTTGTTCCAGTATAAGTCGTATTGTTGTTATTGTTATTGGTATTCGTACTCGTACCATTATAAGTTGTAGTGTTCACATTGTTATTATTATTGGTATTGGTATTCGTGCCAGTATAAGTTGTAGTGTTCACATTGGTGTTATTATTGGTATTTGTTTGCGTACCTGTTGTAGTAGTAGTATTATTATTAGTATTGTTGTTGGTATTGGTATTATTCGTAGTGCTGTTAACTGTGCTATTTGTAGTTGTGTTAACAGTACTGGTCGTGTTATTAGCCAGAGCTGGCCCTGCTATCAACAGCATGCCAATAATAAGACATATCTGCTTCCTAAGTTTCATTTTTCTCCTCTGTTGGAATATGTTATACAAATTCATTCCAAATTAGGAATTCTGCTTGACTTCCTCTCTCACTTGTGGTATAGTATAGTACTATAATCCCTATTTATAATTAAGCGGGCCTGAAGTCGATATAAATATTGATACTAAATTATTTCGGAAAAATTATGAAACCTACACCGCTTACCTTATTGATAGGACAAACGATTGCTCAACTTTCAGTCATACCCATGTTTTTCATTGGTACGCCTGTAACTTGGGCTATCTGTGCTTTTATGTATTTTGGAATTATGACTTTTGGTATCACTATGGGATATCATCGATACTGGAGTCATTACAGTTTTAAATGTTCTAAATGGTTAGAATATGTTATGATGTTTTTTGCCCATATTATGATGGTCGGGCCCGCGTTGGCTTGGGTAGCACAACATAGAGAACATCATGACCACGCGGATACGGAGAAAGACCCTCACTCACCAGAGTATCAAGGATTCATTCGTTGTTATTACTCTCAAGTGATGTCTTTACCTAAAATGTGGTACATAAAAAAAGACTTGATGAAAAATGATTTATGTAAGGCTCAACACAGATACTATTGGCACTTTCTGGGTATTTTCGGGTTGATACTTGCATTGATAGACCCATATGCATTGATATACGCATGGTTAGCTCCAGCAGGATTTGCTAAGTTAATAGGGTCAATAGTTTTTGTTCACTCACATAGAGGTGGAACGCCTAGGAGTGATTATTGGTTGGGAATGGTTACATTTGGTGAAGGGTTTCACGCGAAACATCACGATGAACCTTGGAGTTGGAATTTTCATCCTTGGGATATAGGTGGAAAAATTATTCGGTTATTAAAACATGCTTAGAAAAAGAGATTTACCCACAGTTGCAAAACTGGATATAGAATTTGATATTGACAAAATAAAACATTACATAGACTCACTAGACCAAGGTGGTTGGGGTGATGTTTATGAATCAAATGAAGGTATTACAAATTTCGCTAACGCGGATTTTATAAGAGGACTTGAATATAACGACTTTAAGGAATATCCATGTCAATACCTTAGACCAGAATACTGGGAAGAAATGAAGAACCCCAGTTTAAATTTGGGTAAGAGTAAAACAGAAGTATACAGAAACAAACACGAGAGAACAGATAAACTCTCTCCAGTTGGTAATGAACATATGTGGGATTTTGATATGCCCCATTATAGAGGTAGTTATATACAAAAACATATAACAGAAAACTTCAAGGCGGAGTCTTGTAGGACTAGAATACATTGGTTACCAAAAGGAAAACAGATACAACCGCATATTGATTATGATGCTTCATATGCAGTTAGAATTGTAGTACCTATATCGGGTACGGATAATGTTATAAACGCCTTCTGGCCAAAGAACCAGAGGGAAGAATATAATTTGAAAGCAGATGGTTCAGCTTATTTTATAAACATCGGTTACAAACATGCCGTTGAACATAATGGAAGTGAAGATAGAATTGCTTTGTTATTTACATTGAAGAGCCAAGAAGATGTGGAAGATTACGCCATACAATAAGAAGTATAAAAAACAATGGGAAGAATTTAGAGAACAGGCACTCGCGGAAGACAACGATTCTCTTATAGAAGAAAAACTAGACCCAGAAACCCTTGACGGAGTATTTCATCTTTTATTTGAAGATGATGTATTAGCATCTGTTCAAGCAGCTGAGATTGACCATTATACTGGTAATCCTACAGCGATAAGAATGTGTAGATTACATACTCTTAGAAAATACAGAAGGACATCCTATGGTATGCCTTTATGTAGATACCAGATAGAGTGGTCTAGGGATATGGGATATGAACATGTGTGGTGGTCGGTTGATGTTAATAGAACAGGATATAACGCGATACACCAAGGAACGCGGAGGTCACCAAACTATGAAGATTGGAAAGAAGATTTTGATGGTTGGTGGAAAGATATTGTCTTTAACCAAAAGTATTTGTTTAAAGTTGACCCTGTAGCAGAATATTATCAATATATTTATGTTATTAATTTAGTAGATAAGGAATTCATTCCTCAAAAGAATGTGGTTCCTTTTGATTTGGAGATAAGAAATGAACATTGAACATGAAACAGTAGCACGATGGTTTAATTATGTTAGAGAAAAATCGAACCCTCGATTCACGGAATGCTTTTGGGATACACAGTTAAAATCCAAGGCAGAAATCATAGACAACCTACCACAAGACGAACACGGAAACTATTTTGTTTTCGGTGGGTGGTTTGGTGTCCTCGCACATTTACTTGATGACAATATAATATCGAATGAAATCTATAGTGTGGATATTGACCCACAATGTAAAGAAGTTGGTGACATATATTTTCTTAGAGAAAATATCACTTATGTAACAGCAGATATGTGTGGTTATCAGTATTCTAAGAACCCACATGTTGTTATTAATACCAGTACTGAACATTTACACCAGTACAAGTATGATGAATGGTGGAATGGTATTCCAGAAGGTACATTTTATGTTGTACAAGGAAATGACCTTAAAATACCAGAACATGTTCGTACATTTTCCTCTTTAGAGTATTTTAAAGAGTGGAACAGATGTACTAAGATTACTTATGAGTCAGGCATGGAATTGCCAGGCCCAAACAATTCCACTTACACTAGATACACGGTTATGGGATACAAATAATGAATGTAGCAATTATTGGTTATGGGTTTTGTGGTAAAGCAACCGAGAGAATTCTAAAAAAGGTTGCCGGAATAAAAAGAATTCAAATTCAAGACCCCAAGTATAATAAAAAAATATCTCCAGATGAGTGGGATATGATTAGGTATGCTTTTGTATGTGTGCCTACCCCCTTAACCAAAAACATGAGTATTATGGATCATTGGTATGAAGGTGATTTGTTTGATATGTCCATTATAGAAGAAGCAATATCTACTATACCGAACAATGTAATAACAGTTATTCGTAGTACCATTGGCCCAGAATCTATAAAGAAAAATTGGGTTCATTGGCCAGAGTTCTTGCGAGAAAGTCATTGGGAAGAAGACGCGGATGATAAGTCTATCCCTATTATTATTGGTGATGGAAACCAAGAGATGTCAGATTGGTTCCCAGACCGACATACAATTTTTACTACTGCTAAAACAGCAGCGATGTATAAGTTGTCTAGGAACGCGATGTTAGCTGCTAAAGTAACTCTCGCCAACTACATTCAGAGAGTTTGTCAAGAGTATGATACCGATTATATTGATGTAGCACAGTTGTTAAAGGAACACGCGAATCTTGGAACCTCTCATTGGGAGGTGCCAGGCCCAGATGGTGATTATGGGTTTGGTGGTTCTTGTTTTCCCAAAGATACAACCCATCTTGCTTCGCTAACAGGTGGACACAATATATTTGATTATGTTTTGAGGTGTAATGAACGAGATCGCTAAATACTTAGACGATATAACCAGAAGAAACAATGCAATAGGTAAAGGTTTCTGTGTATTGAAGTGGTGGCACTTAGAAATGCACTTAGGTACAGGTAACTATCATTCCTGTTTTCATTGTCCCCAACAAAATCTTAAACTTGATGAAGATATGCACAACACTCTTCACAAGATGCAACAAAGAAAGACCATGTTAGAAGGTGGTAGACCAGATGAGTGTTCTTATTGTTGGAAGGCGGAAGATAGTGGCGCTGTAAGTCCTAGAACAACATTGTCTTCCATATACACTCACATGGAAGAGGATATTATAGAAACAACTGCTAAATTGGATTGGGATGATTATGTATATCCAAAATATTTGGAAATGAGTTTTTCTAATACATGTCAAATGAAATGTTCTTATTGCGCTCCCTCTTTGAGTTCTACCTTATTACAGGAAATCAAAAAGGAAGGGGCATACCCATTATCAGACCCAGAGAATCGCGGTCAATACGAATTAAATGGTACTGAAGAACTTTATAAGGATGATGATAACCCTCTTCTGGATAAGTTCTGGGATTGGTTTGATGAAGCGAGAAAACATCTTGATACATTGAGAATTACAGGCGGAGAACCTTTATTACACAAGAGTACTTTCGAGATGATGGATAGATTGCGTGGGGAGAGTATTAACTTCCATGTAAACAGCAATCTATCAGTTTCTAATAGAAGAGTGACAGAAGCATGTAACTTATTACCAGCGAAGTCTAAGATATATGCTAGTGTTGATACATTTGGACAACAGGCTGAGTGGATTAGACATGGACTTAATTGGGACTTGTTTGACCAAAATGTTCTTACTGTTATTAATCATAAAATCCCATTGAGTTTTATGACAACATTTTGTTTATTAAGTATACCAAGATTTAAAGACTTTTTGTATTATGTTATACAGTTAAAAGATATTGGGGATGTTTTGATTGATACACCATTTATGACTAATCCCCCACACCTGTCTTGTCTTATAATGGATGATGATATGAGGGAAACATTAGAAGATAGTTACCAGTTTATGTCATATAATAAAGAATTCAATCACGCGGAAGTTGTAAAGTTTGAAAGATTACTTAAATGGGTAGATGCAAATAGGTTTACTGGAGAACGCCTAAATAGTCATAGAAAAGATTTTAAAACATTTGTCGATGAACATGACAAACGCAGAGGCACGGATTGGCACAAAGCGTTTCCAGAGTTGACATATTTTTATGAGTTATGTGATGTCTAAACCTAATGAATTCTGGATTGAACAACTAAAACAGAAAAGAGAAAAGATTAATCAAATTAGTCCTTCTTTTTGTTCTGCTAAGTGGTTACAGACTACTCTGTATTTGCAGAATGGTTATAATCACTCATGTCACCATCCTTCACCACATAAAATACCTGTGGAAGAAGTATTAGAGAATCCAGCAGCTCTTCATAATAGTAAGTATAAGAAACAACAAAGAATTAAGATGCTCAATGGTGAGAGACCTAGTGAGTGTGATTACTGTTGGAGAATAGAAGACCAAGGTAAGGGACACTTCTCTGACCGTCATTATAAGACTGCTGATTGGTGGTCATGGGATAAGGTTGATGTTATTGCAACCGACAACCCAAGTAAAGATGTGTATCCAACATATCTAGAAGTATCGTTCTCAAACGCATGTAATTTCGCGTGTGCTTATTGTTCACCAGAGATAAGTTCTGAGTGGATGAAAGATATAGAAAAGAATGGTGACTATCCTGTGGAGTTTGGTTCTGGTAATTTAGACTATTTAAAGTCTGTGGAAAAGTTTCCATATAAACACTCTGACCCGAACCCATATGTTGATGCATTTTGGAAATGGTTTCCAGAAGCACTTCCTCATCTAAGAGTATTTCGTATTACTGGTGGTGAACCCACTATGAGTAAAGATGTGTGGAAAGTAATAGATTACATATATGATAATGCACAACCAGAACTGTCTATTGCAATTAATAGTAATCTTGGTACAGACCCAAGACTTATACAGAGACTTGTTGACGCATGTAACAAATTAAAAGACAAAGTTAAACAAATTGAGATATATACAAGCTGTGAAGCAACTGGAGAACAAGCAGAATATATTAGAGATGGATTAGACTATGATTACTGGCGTGGTAATGTAGAGAAGGTTTTATCAGAGACAGATGCTAATGTAGCAATGATGACTACATTAAACATATTGAGTATGACTACATTTGAGAACTTCATTGAAGACATAATGCAGTTAAGAATCAAATATAATAAAGATTTAGCAAATAACAGAATACCGTTAAGTATAAACTATTTAAGATTCCCGCCTCATTTACAATGTACTCTATTGGATAGAAATACTAGAATATCCTATGCATCTGACTATGAGTTAACCGCGAAGATTTGGTTGAAATATAATTCACCAGACAAGTTCGCAAGAATTTATTTGGAAGAGTATGACCAGATACAGAGGTTCTGCGAATACCTTAGGCAAGAACATAAAGGTGCTGAAAAATATAGAGCAGACTTTGTAAATTATATAAAAGCCTACGATATCAGAAGGTCGAAAAACTTTAGCAAAACTTTTCCAGAATATAAACATTTATTGGAGTGGTGGGATGCCTAAAAAATATATTCATGTAAACATGCACAAGATTCGTGCTAATAAAAAACACGGAACAAACGAACCTGTTCTTACAGTAAAAGAAGGAAGAAAAAATACCTATGGACATAGTGTAAAGATACATGGCCCTAGTGAGGTAATATACGGTGGGAATGATAAACCATTGTTACCCTGTGGTGCGAGAGTTGTTATAATGACAGAAGCGGAGATTGAAATTGAATAAAGAATATGACTTGATAAAGTATCGTAAAGATATTCTTGATACTAAGTCAAAGAGTTTTTGTGGTGCGAAGTGGTACAACGCTACTACATGGTTAGGTAGTGGTACTACTGCTAGTTGTCATCACCCCCCAGCACATAAGATTCCGTTACACGAGATTGCAGCTGACCCATCCGCTATTCATAACACACAACACAAGAAGGCAATGCGTAAGATGATGCAACGCGGAGAGAGACCGCGTGAGTGTGAGTATTGTTGGAAAGTTGAAGATATGAAAGATGAAGCTGTTAGTGACAGAGTTTTTAAATCAATCATATACACCAATGAAGATTTGAAGAAGGCACACGAGGCAGACTTTAACGATAACACATTATTAAAAACATTCGAGATTGCATTTGACCGAACATGTAACCTTGCTTGTTCTTATTGTAACTCTAGTTTCTCTACCACATGGGCTAAGGATATAAAGAAACATGGCCCATATCAAAATATGGTATCAGATGGTGCAGCTGCCTTTCAACACGATGGTGCGTGGGCAGACCCATATGGTAAAAAGGAAGAGAACCCATATGTGACTGCTTTCTGGGATTGGTGGGAAGATGGACTATCAGAAAGTCTTGAGGAATTGAGAGTTACAGGTGGTGAACCGTTGATGTCTGACCAAGTATGGAAGTTGTTTGATTGGTTTGAAGATAATCCATCTGATATGAGATTCGCAGTAAACTCTAACCTTATTGCGAAGAAAAGTATCGTTGATAGACTAATAGAAAAATCAAAAGGTGTTAAGAAGTTTCATCTTTATACTAGTTGTGAAGCAACAGGTAAACAAGCTGAGTATATAAGGGACGGACTTGACTATGAACTCTGGACTAACAATATAACGCGATTCATTAAAGAAGGTAACTATGAAGGCATCAATATAATGATGACTATTAATAGTTTATGTTTGTTTAGTATAACAGACTTCTTAGATGATGTATTTAAACTAAAAGAATTAACAAAAAGTAAGACACCTGTCTTTAGTGTTAACTTATTACGATTCCCTAGTTTCCAAAGTCCTCTTGCACTACCAGACCACATTAAAGACTATCTTAGAGAGAATCTATCTAGTTGGTATGAAGAAAATAAAGACAGACCATATTGGCATGACTTTGAAAAAGCAAGTGTTGAAAGGTTAATAGATTATCTGGTTATTGTTGATGCACCACATAGAAGAACAAGTGACAAGATGACCCTGTGGAGAGACTTCAAGACCTTTTATGGTCAATATGATAAACGAAGAGATAAAAGCATTTCTGTATTCCCAGAGATTCTTACAGATTGGATAGACACTCTTCCAGATACAGAAACAAAACCTATAACAGTTATGCCAAGTGGGGATAGTACAGAACAGTACGCGGATGACCCAGACTTGAAGAAGATTGCAGATGAAGAAGGATGGGTATTGAAACCAGACAATAAAAACATAGATGAAGCATTGGGGGATTACGACAAATGAAAATATTGATATGTGGATTGCCTGGCTCTGGGAAAACTACTCTTGGAAGAGAGTTGTCATATTATTTTGATATCCCTCTTATAAACGCAGATGTCCAAAGAGAATTTTATGATAATTGGGATTTCTCTGAGACAGGTAGAATGATACAAGCTTTCCGTATGTCAAAATATGATTTCGGGATATTAGATTTTATTGCACCAATTGAACATTATAGAAAGTTGGTTGCAGCTGATTGTACTATTTTTATGAACACGATAGATGAAGGTAGATACGAAGACACAAACAAAATATTTGAACCCCCACTATCGTGTGATTTTGAGGTAAAAGAATGGATAGAACTAAACCAACTACGCAGCTCCTTGGAAGGTTTCAACCGTGGCATAGAGGGCATACGGAGTTATTTAAAAGAGCAATTTCCAAAACTGGTCAAGTAATAATACAGTTAAGGGAAACGCCTTATGATGAGGACAACCCATATAGCCTACAAGAAAGACGGAGTATGATTTCAATTGCACTTAATCAATCTGGATTTGAGTATGGTGTACATTATGAAATTATGGGAGTACCTAATGTAACGCATATTACTTATGGTAGAGATGTTGGATATAAAATTGAAAAGGAGTTATTGTTAGAGAATATAGAAGATATTTCTGCTACAAAAATTCGTAATGAAGAATAGACCTTACCTTTGCACCGCGCCATGGACGCATACTTATGTTTCCCCTCAAGGAGAGAGGAGACTGTGTTGTGCTAGCAGAGAAGAGGCAACATTTCAAAAACAGTATTTAGATAGTGGGACATCGGAAGGTAAATTTGAACCACAGTCTTTAGAAGAACATTGGAATAGTGATTATATGAAAGACATTCGTAAAAGAATGTTATCTGGTGAAAAACTGAAACAATGTCAAGTATGCAATGACCAAGTTTTAAACCTACATACATATCGTCAATATTTTACAGAGACATTGTTCCCCCACAAAATAGAAGACATTATAGCGACTACGCGAGAAGATGGACATTATGATAAGATGCCAGTCTCGTATGATTATCGTATTTCAAATCTATGTAACTTTAAATGTCGGATGTGTGGGGAACAATTGTCTTCAAGCTGGGAGGCAGAGAAGAAAAAACATAATCTCATCAATGTTAAAGAAGACCCTTGGATGGAACCTACTACTAGAAAGAAGATATCCAATTTCCAAGAGGAAGTGTTAGAAGAGGAATTACAAAAGGCAGTTGATAATAAAACCATAGAGGAAATATATTGGGTTGGTGGTGAACCTTTGATGTGGGAAAGACATTGGACTATTATGCAACAATTAGTAGACAATGGACACGCGAAGAATGTTACTATTCGTTATAATACAAATTTAAGTAGAGTCAAATATAAGGATTATGACTTATGGGAGATGTTACCCCATTTTAAGAATGTTAATATATGTGCCAGTATTGATGGTGCGTATGATGTAGGGGAATATATCAGAGATGGACTAGTATGGAGTGAGTGGATAGAAAATTTCAAGTCTGGTATGTTTTTGATAGACCAGTTTGGTGATGATGCGATGGTCTTTGATGTAACATTAACTACGCCAGGCTTATTTCATCTTGATAAATTGTTTAATGTTGTTAAATCATTAGATGTAAAGTCATACTTTAAATTTACCTATGCATTTGACCCTAGTGTTGTTATGTCTCCGTTTTGTTTACCTAAAGATGTGCTTTTACCAAAAGTTGACGCATTATTATCACATATTGAACCACAACTTACATGGAAGACAAAAGTTTATAAAGATTCTCTGGTTAACCTAATAAATAGAGAGTCATTTGATGAACAATGGCCTGACACTTATAAAGATGGTTTGAAACGCGGAAAGTCATTTCAAGAATTCCTTGATAATATAAGAAACAGCAAAATGAAGTTTGTAGACACACTTCAAGGTAATGCTGTGGATTGGTGGGGTAGAATATGAGTAATACTTTCTGTCCATTACCTTGGAATCATTTAGCAACACATCCACATGGTATGTGTACTCTTTGTTGCGAATCAGAACAGACATTGAATAAGTCAGCTGCGAAGAATGACAATGAGTTAGTAACATTACGAAACACTAACTATGAACTTAGTGAAATAACCAATAGTGAAAGTTTCAGTAAGGTTAGACTACAAATGCTCAATGGCGAAAAACCAACCGAATGTAAAAAGTGTTGGGAAGCGGAAAGTGTTGGCAATAGAAGTAAGAGATATTATGAGTCACGCAAACTTCCTATGACTTTGGAAGACGCCAAAAAAATTACGAATGATGATGGAACCTTAAAGGAGGTTAAATATGAGTTCGTGGAACTACGCCTTGGTAATCATTGTAATGTTATGTGCCGTACTTGCAACCCTTACTCCTCTTCTCGTTGGGTAAAGGAATGGGATGTTATATATCCAGAAGAACCTGTTATAAAGGATTACATATCTCAGTATAACATTAACTGGCCATTGGAACAAGATTTCTGGGACAGTCTAATAAATTATTGTGATAATTTGAAGGTGTTATATATTAACGGTGGTGAACCTTTTCTTATAGACAAACATTTTGCCTTTTTGGAAACTTTGGTTCAAAGAGGAACTTCCAAAGACATTGAAATTGTATATTCTACTAACTGTACAATTATTAACCACACATATGAAGACATATGGAAAGAATTTAAATCTGTACAGTTTATGTTATCTATTGATGATATAGGTGAAAGGAACGAGTACATAAGAACCTATACCAAGTGGCCTAAGGTCTTAGACTTTATTGATTGGATGGATGATATAACTGATAACAATGAAAACTTGAATTATAATATATTACAAACAGTATCTACATATAATGTCTATTATCTTCCAGAGTTTTATGACTACTTTGCAGGCAAAGATATAAGTCATAACTTTGTTAAAGACCCTGCTCACTTTGACCCATTGATACTACCCCAGACAGTACAGAAAGCTATATTGGAGAGGACTAAAGGTTATCTTTGGCCTCCAGATTTACAACGAGGTTATAATGACCTAAAAAATTATTTTAATATAGAAGGCATCTCTTATACTGACCTAGACTCTATGAAAGTTTTCTTTGAGAAGACACGCGCTATGGATGTAACTAGGAAAGATAATTTTGAAATAACCTTCCCAGAATTTTATGAGTTGATTAAAGATTATGAGTGATAAGAAGAATCTTTGTATGTTACCGTGGGTACATTTACACACATGGCCGAATGGTAATGTGTATCCCTGTTGTATTACACCCATGAAATATATTGCTGGTAATCTAAACAACGAAAGTTTAGAAGATGTCTATAATAGTGACTTGATAAAAGATATCCGTTTGAAGATGTTAAAAGAAGAAAGACATGATGCGTGTGCTAGATGTTATCTACAAGAGGATGCTGGTGGCCACTCTATGAGACATAGGGCAAATAAGAGTTGGAAACATTATGAGAATTTGATTGAGACAACACAAGATGATGGTACAGTAGAAGAAATGAAACTTCCATATTGGGACTTTAGGTTTTCTAACATATGTAACTTCAAATGCCGTAGTTGTGGCCCTCAGTTGAGTACTGGTTGGTATCCAGATATAAAGAAGATTGCTGTATTAGAAACTGGTGAATCGTTTTTACCAGACGATGTTCCAAAAGGTAATACATTTGATTTGTGGGAACAGATAGAACCGCATTTTGAATCAGTAGAAGAAATATATTTCGCTGGTGGTGAACCTCTTATAATGGAAGAACATTATCGCATATTAAAGAGACTTGATGAGATGGGCAAACATGATGTACTCATTAGATATAACACAAACTTTAGTGAGATGCGATATAAAGATTTACATGTATTGGAGTTCTGGCCAAGGTTCAAGAATATAGAGATTGGTGCTAGTATAGATGGTATGAAGGAACAGGGTGAATTCATTCGTAGTGGTTTTAGTTGGCAACAATTCATCGACAATAGAGAGAAGATGAAAGAGACTTGTCCACACGCGAACTTCTATGTTAACTGTACAATTAGTATACAGAACTCTTATCACATAGTACCCTTCCATCTTATGTTAGTTGAACTGGGGTTGATAGATGACTATGATGCCTTTAATGTTAATATCGTAACTGAACCGCCTCATCTTGATGTTAGGATATTACCAGAGAACCATAAAGAAGCTTTATCGAAACTATATGACCTTCATATTGATTATATGTCAAAAAATAGTAAGTGGGTTGCTAAACAAGGATTTGAAAGTTTAAAGAATCATTTGCTTACTAAGGATAGAGTATTAGAGGATAATAGGAAAGGATATCTTGCTAGATTTGAATATAAGATGAGACAGTTGGATGATATAAGGAACGAGGACTTCCAGAAAACATTCCCAGAACTAGAGGATTTATATAATGCCATTTAAAGAAAAAGATAGACCCAGAGATGATGATTATTTCTTTGCGGAGGATTATGCTGGTGTTAATGAATGTAAGGACGCTATAATAACTCTAAGACTACGCAATAGTAGAGATGATAGTATTGAACCTATGGAACTGAATATATCATTAGATGATAATCACGCGGTAGACATTTGGTATCAGAGATTTAAACACGAACTAGAAACCAAAGCTTTCCTAAGAAAAGAACATGTCTTTATGGGAGAGAGCACCCTTACTACAGAAGACATGATAGAAAAAGTTAATAATACATTAGACCATATATCCAAGTTTGATTTTGTTGCTGAACAATGGACAAGGTGGCCAGACTATGTTAAGGCAGACCAAAGAAATGTTCTTGACCAACCTCTTAGAAATAATCCAGATATATCAGAAAGGTTGAGTATAGAAGATTTTAAGGATGGTAATGATAATAAGAAGATGAATGTTATCCATAACTATTTTCCTATGTTGTCTGGCCCAGCAGAAAGAACTACTGCACATTTATATGTTGCTTCCCCAGATGTCCAAGCAAGTATATGTCGTTTGAACTTAGAAGTTCACGAACTTCATACTACATTGCAGAATGATGAACAGGCAGACTTCAACATGCATATTAATGTGTCATGGCAAAGAGCTCCAAAAAAGTTACCAGAACTACCAGATTGTTTTAATGACTTGTTTACAAAATATGCTAAATTCGGTGATGTCTTACTTGGGTATCCTCAGATTGGAAAGACACATATAGAAGCATACGCGGAAGACGATGAAGAATTAGAAGATGAACATGTAGAACCAATTAAGTTTTTATCTGGAGACATGTTAATTAAATTTGCTACAGACCAACATGAGAGTTGGGTAAAGGGGTTTGATGAGTGGTTAGTTGAACAGGGACTAGACCCAGAAGATAAAAAAGGTAGATATGGATTTGCTAAATTAGGTAGGGTTGTTGATGCTGATTTGGAGTTTGTAGAAAATAATATTTCTGGTAAGTATGATGATATAGATAGAATTTCTGTTGATGGTAAACATTATTATTATGACTACAGTAGGTTTGATGATGACTATGAGGAAAGATTTTTAGGATATTTACATGACTGATAAACTGTGCGTATTACCTTGGGTTCATACAGAGTTCACTACAGATGGAACTGCTAACCCTTGTTGTCTTTATACAGGCGCACCAATGGGAAATCTAAAACAAGATAATTTTCTTGATGTATGGAACGGAGACACTTATCAAAATTTGAGAAAGGAATTTCTTAATGGCGGACAACCAAAAGGATGTTCTATGTGTTGGGAAGGAGAGGATGCTGGTTATCAGTCAAAACGATTACAGGATAATAAGAGATTTGAAAAACAACTAGAAGAAATAAAGAAAAATAAAAACTATATTGCTACTGATACACCGAAATATCTTGATTTGAAATTTGGTACATTATGTAACTTAAAGTGCCGTACTTGTGGTAGTATTAATAGTTCAAAATGGCAGACAGATGAAAAGAAATTGTATGGAAGAATACTAAACAAAAAAGACCCATTGTGGATTGATAAAAATCCTAATATATGGGATGAGTTGTTTGAAATTATGCCTCTGGTAGAACAGATGGACTTCACAGGTGGTGAACCCTTTATGATAGACCAACACTTTGAATTGTTACGAAAAGTTGTTGAATCTGGTCACGCGGAACACATATCATTACATTATAACACAAATGGGTCAATCCGTCCAGATGAAACTATATTTAATATGTGGCAAGAGTTCAAGTCTTGTGAAGTGATGTTTAGTATTGACGGAATATTCAAGAAATTTGAATATATGAGACACCCAGCTAAATGGGATGAAGTGTGGGGTAATTATAATTACTTTAAGTCACATGATTGGATGCATATACAAGTATGTCATACAGTCAGTCTTTATAATGTATATTACCTAGATGAGTTTATAGACCTGTTTGGTAGAGACAATATATACCTAAATCTTTTGCATTTCCCTAAACAATATTGTATTAGGAATATGCCAGATGCATGTAAAAAACAGGTTGAAGAAAAACTTATAAATATTCCAGATGTGAATGATATCATATCCTTCATGAATCAAGAAGCACAATATGACAAGCTTGACCTTGGGTTTTTGCCTGTTACAGAAAGATTAGATGGAATAAGAAATGAAAGTTATAGTGAAACCTTTTCGGAATTTTATAGGATATTAATAGATGGCGGAATCGGACGAGAACCTTGGAACCCTAAGCAGTACTTTGGAAAGATTAGTTAGTGAAGTAGCTGGTCTTAGAAGTGAACTTGCAGATTTAAAAAGAATCAACACAAATGTTTTACAGAAACATTTGGTAAGAAAAAGCACCCCCAAAGAAACGCATCATATATGGTGGGATAGAAAGAAACAAAAAGTCAATCATGAGGATGTGTTCTCGTGGCCTGCATCTAACTGTTCCGCGACACCAAATGATATCTTTCAGAACAATACCACTATATTATCACATTATCAATCTGTAGATTGGCCTTATGAGTTGGGTGATATTGATGATTTTGACCCAACTGGAAAACACAAGAATACAAACAATCTTTACTTCTTAGAACCGCAATATGTATTTTCTGAAGCATGGGCAAATTGTGTCTCATGGATTCCTCAAGAAGTCCAATGCTGGTTGAGAGAAAGGAAAATGGCACTAGTGTTGTGGTTCCCCCATGAAGGTTTTGCTTATGACCAAGGTTTCCATCAAAAGGGATGGTTACAACAATGGCATTATCAAATGAGAAAACATCAAATGGAAAATGCGATAGTATATTTTGTGTTTGGTGATTTACAAGCGGAACCAAATTATCAATCTTGGTTGAGAACCAGACAAGGTATGGAAAGAACTTCTTTTGAGTTCCAGAAAGTAATATCGTATGACTTTTTTCATGGTTCTTATTGGAAAGAATACGCGGAAAGAACAGGCGTCTATGTACACAGGTTACAGAACCCAAAATACATGCACCAGAACCATTATGGTGGTTCAGACTTAACTGGAGGGTTTACTGACCATGTTATCATACCATATGAAGACTTTGATTCGGATATATTGAATCATGCTCCAAACGCGATGATACAGGACTCTTTTAATAGATGTAAACCAGATGAGGTTCTTCTGGGAATACCTACTGCTCAAGATAAGACGAAAGACTTAATATGTCTTAACGCTAGACCAAGGTCTCATAGAGCTACTTTGGTTGCAGAGTTACATAGGTTAGGATATGATAACAACAATTCTTATATAAGTTTCCTTGGTAGAGAAGATATGCCAGAACAGTTTGGACATCTTGTTAGTTCAGCTGAACCTCTATGGAAACAACAAATGTTTAGGGGCCATGACATAACACAATTTACAGCAAGAAAAGATAATAACTTTATTTCATTCTTGTCGCATGATGTTCAAATAGAACATGTATATAAATTTTGGTTAGAAAGAATTCAAGTTATTGCAGACAGACCAACACATGAAGTTCATGGGGATGATAGATTAATAACATCTAGTATGTACAAAGATTCTTTCTTTAGTTTAGTATCAGAAACCCTGTTTGGTGATGATAAGGAAAGTCTGTTTATAACAGAAAAAATATTTAAAGCAATTGCTTATAGAAGTCCATTTATGGTAGTTGGTAGTATGGGTACATTGAGACATATGAGATATCTTGGTTATGAAACTTTCCCAATGATGTTTGATGAAAGTTATGACCAAGAATATGACCCGAAAAAAAGATTTTCAGCAATAGTTAGAAATTTAGAAGAATGGCGAAGTCATTCACTAGAAGAAAAACGGAAAAGATATAATTCCGCGAGAGAGGTATTAAAACATAATTTTGAAGTGTTCAAAAATTCTAGAGGGAGATTTGAAAAGGAGACTGTTGGCGTATTAAGTCAACTATCTTCACATAATGTTGAGATTCACTAATGTATGCATATTGGTCTAAAGGTGCAGATGTAGAAAGTGGTAGTTACCATATTACGGAGTTTGAAAGGGACTTTGTTAAAAAACTAAAATCAAATACTCCATCTGACTGTATTTTAATTAACTCCACATGGTTTTCAAAACCAGAGAATGTTGATGATTTAAAACAATGGTTTGATGCTAGTCAATTCAAGGCTGGAGAAACCCCTAGAATATTATTGTACTCTGGTATGGATTGGGAAAATTCTACATGTACAGAATCCACGCGAGAAGCACATAGGTTTCTTAATGATAATTGGGAAGTTATTAATATAGGGAATACTGGTGATGGACATTATTTTAATTTTTGGTTAGCTTTTATTCATGAACACATGAGTACATTTTTTGACGACTGTTACACCGAAAAACCAAATATAAAAAAACATTTCATGTGCTTAAACCATCAACCACATGAACATAGAATTCAATTATTAAATACTTTACATGAAGTTGGAATGTTTAATCATGGTATTGTATCTGCTATTGTACCACATGAAGATTATGAGTTTGAGAACCCTGTTATTCTTAGAGAAAAAAGAGACCCTCATATCATGTTTAATTCCCATGAGTGGGAAAGAGTAAACGAATACCATTTAGCAAATGATATAATATCTTTAGGAGACCCAGTATACTGGAATAAACATTTTTGTACTGTTGTTACTGAAAGCGTTATGCATAGTGATGTGTTTTTAAGTGAAAAGACTTTTAAACCAATGATAGGACTCAGACCGTTTATTATTTTGGGTGATGTAAATGTATATAAGAAATTAAAGGAATATGGATTTGACACTTTTGAAGATTTGTTCCCCAGAGTCCATATTGAGGAGAAGGATAAATACTGGAGAACAGATAATGTTATAAAAGACCTCTGTAATCTACAAAGGAGTTATGGATTAGATGGATTAAATCAACTTTACCGTGAATTGGAAACTAGATTGATCTATAATAGAAAGAGAGTCTTGGAAGTGATAAATGATAATTACAACGATATAATGGAGATAAGAAACTTATGACAAATGTTGCATTTATAGGATTTGGTAAATTAGGAAAACCCTGTGCTGAGGTTATTGCACAAAAAGGACATGATGTTAGTGTATATGACCCACGCGAGGTGGAGAGTGAATACTGTAACATTAAGGACACGATAGAAGAGGCGGTTAAGGATAGAGTATTTGTATTTGTCGCAGTACCAACACCACATGACCCTTTATATGATGGTTCAGAACCCACATACCATTTACCCCCTAAAGATTTTAATTACGATACTGTAAAGGAAGTAATTGCAGAAGCTAATAAACATATGACTGAGAATCAGATATTGGTTCTTATTAGTACCGTATTGCCTGGCACCGTAAGAAAAGAAGTTGTGCCTATTATAACCAATCCTAAATTTGTTTATAATCCATACTTGATTGCTATGGGTACAGTCGCATGGGATATGGTAAACCCAGAGATGATAATGATAGGAACAGAGAATGGAGAAGAGTCAATAGAAGCACATAGTCTTATTCATTTCTACAACGAGATAATGGAAAATAACCCCCGATATGAAGTTGGTACTTGGGATGAGTGTGAATGTATTAAGGTGTTCTATAATACCTTTATTAGTGCTAAGATTGGTCTTGTAAACATGATACAGGATGTTGCTGAGAAACAGGGTAATATTAATGTTGATGTGGTTGCAAATGCCTTGCGAGATAGTACACAGAGAATCATGGGCCCAACCTATATGAAGCCTGGGATGGGAGATGGTGGTGCATGTCATCCAAGAGATAATATCGCACTTAGATACATGGCGCAAGACTTGGATTTGGGTTATGACTTGTTTGCTGAAATAATGAAGGCACGAGATATACAAGCAGAGAATATGGCAAATGCCATTCTTAAACACGGAAATAAAGTCGCGTTTACATCTGATTCATATAAACCAAATGTACCATATACGAATGGTAGTTACAGTCTACTAGTCCAACACTATGTGAAAAGATATGGATTTATTGTACCTGTAGATGAAAACCCACATGTCATCGTAAAGGTACATGAGTCAGATTTGATACCTACCGATTATGAGGGAGTTGTGTTTGACCCTTGGAGAAGTCATGTGGGAATAAATGTTGTACACTACGGAGATACAAGAAATGAAAAAAAGGACGAAAGAGAAACTACACAAATTCATGAAAGCAGGGGAACTTACCAGAGTAATCAGGAAGGTGTTGTTGGAGGTCTCGGAGAAGACCGACTCTAAACTCGATGAGATAGAACAAAAAGAAAAAGAAAAACAAGAACACTTAGAAAAGAAACTTAAAAAGATGAGAGAACGAGACCCTTTTATCTATGACTAGATTAGTTGCATATGGATGTTCACATACTGGCGGTAATGAGTTAGCTGACCACATTGTTCTTAAACAACCAAGAGAAAAAGTTGACATAGTAAAATCTAGCTATGGTCAAGGAAATTGGGATAAGATTTTTGATTATTTTGGTTTTGATTCTGACCCAATGGATGAGATGGAGTTTGATATTTTTCGGTATATTGATATTACCAGAATTGAAGAACTTCATTGTGGTGAGGATTTAAATCGCTCTTTGAGTTGGGTTAGATATCTTGCTGAAATGCGTGGGTTTTCTCATTATAAGAATAGAGGGTATGGTGGTGCTTCATTAGAACATTGTCTTTTTTTCTTAGAAAATGATTTGATGAATAGAGAAGTAAGTTTAGATTTAGACGAAATCATTGTTCAAGTGCCACACCCATATAGATGGTTATCATTTAAACATGATGGAGAATTTACTACATGGAGTCCAAACCAAGTATTCACTCTTCCTATAGGTTCCGATGGAACTACATATGGAACAAAACCAGATATTGATTCCTTCCGAACACATGAGTTAAATATCTATAATATTACTTGGAGATATTACAAGTCAATGAAACAACTTAAACAACTTGGTGCCAACTTTTTCTTTATAGAAAAGACTCCAGAAAACATAAAAAATGATTTATATCTTGACTGTGATGAAATCCCTAGTTTTGAATGGGTAGAATATTGTTGGAATTGGATTATTAAAAATTGTATTAAAATTGAAGGTTGTTATGATACCGATGATAAACATGGTTGGGGTCACTATGGAACAGATGTACACTATGATATTGCGAGAGATTTAAATGATAAGTTGGGGAATTAGTGCTTGTACACATGACGCTTCTTTAGCGGTTGTTAGAGATGATGAGATATTGTTTGCCTCTCATAGTGAGAGATTTAGCGGATATAAAAATGATGCTTTTCTGAATCCAGAGATTATCATGGAAGCGAAAAAGTATGGTGAACCCGATTATGTTTATTGGTATGAAAATCCTTGGTTAAAATGGACAAGGAAGAAATACGCAAAACAACAAAGACCTTGGTTAAGTCCTAGAAAATATTTAAAACACTTTGGAATCAAGGCACCCTATTATACTACGCACCATAAAGCACATGCAGCTGCTGGGTATTATACTTCACCCTTTGATAGTTCCGCGATATTAGTCATTGATGCTATTGGAGAATGGACTACCACATCTATATGGAAGGACATGAAATGTATCTGGACTTCTAAGTATCCAGACTCATTAGGGTTGTTCTATTCCGCGATGACAGATAGAATTGGATTGAAAGCAAATGAAGATGAGTACATCCTTATGGGTATGTCTGCTTATGGTGACCCCGATAGATTTTATGATGACATTAAACCATTACTAAAACAGAACCTACATAGAGGATGTAAGTGGTGGAACCCAGATTTAAAAGAAGAAGATTACTTTGATGTCGCAGCTGCTACACAGAAAGTCTATGAAGAACAATTTGGAAAACTGCTATTTACAACTGCGAGATTAACAGACCAAACCAATCTGGTTTTTATGGGTGGGTGTGCTTTAAATTGTTTGGCGAATAGAATTATACCACAGTATTTTGCTAATCATTGGATTATGCCAAATCCAGGCGATGCTGGTTCTTCTATTGGTGCGATTGCAGCTAGGGAACATAAAAAGTTGAAATGGAAAACACCGTATCTTGGATATAATATAGAAGGCGGATATCCAACTAGTGATATACTAGCAAATCTTGTCGCATTGAAGATATGTGGTGTCGCAAATGGTAGGGCGGAGTTTGGGCCGAGAGCTTTGGGTAATAGAAGTTTACTCGCAGACCCAAAAGGTTCTCAAATGAAAGATGTCGTTAATAAGATTAAAAAGAGACAGGAGTTTAGACCCTTTGCACCAGTTATATTAGAATCCGAAGTACACAAGTATTTTGATGTACCAGAAGGATTTCAATCACCGTATATGCAACATGTCGTTAGATGTAAAGAACCAGAACTGTTTCCTGCTATAGTACATAAGGATGGAACCAGTAGAGTTCAGACTGTCAATGATGAACAACATAGTGGGTTGACGCGGTTGTTACAAAGATGGAAAACATATAGTGGTCATCCCATCCTTCTAAATACGAGTTTGAATATTAAAGGCGAACCAATAGTCAATGATGAAAAAGATGCAGCTAGGTTTGAGAAGAAGTATGGAGTTAAGGTGTGTGTAAGATAGAACAAGTTAGACCTTTGATATGGGAATTAACAGAATTAGATTTACCACCAATACCACCCCAAGACCAATGGCGCACGGCTGGACTATTTACTGAAGGTGAAATATCTAATGCACCGTTGCGTGAAATATATCACTTTCCTGTTTTAAAAGAATCATGGGGTATTATATCAGATAAGGTACTTCACTTAATAAGAAATCTTGATTTAAATGAATTGTGGCAGGGATATAATGTAAATCTAAAACCTTTTGATACTATAGGATTATGTATTCATAAAGATTTACCAAATTTCAATATGTATGGTCATTATGATAACCGTAGAGTTATTGGTGCAATAATAGTGAACTTAGTGGATAATAAAGACCCTACAACCTTTTTAAATTATACTAGTCCCACAGAAAGGAATACTGGTATTTTCTTTTTGAATGATTATACTACAAGACACGCGGTAAGAAATACAAGTGACCGAGATAGAATAACAGCATATCAAAATATATTCATTGACTCTTTTTTTAAGGGAACATCAAATGCGTGAGATAAGATATCATAATGACGAAATCATAAAGGTAGATGGACTTCATTTCTATGGATGTTCTTATGTTGCTGGACAGGAACTTTTGGACAAAGAACTTCCAGACCCAATGGCTATTGACCCAAAAAAGATGGCGAAACAGGAGGGCGAACCACAAGATGAATATTATCGCAGAAGATTATCAAGAGAACTTCTTTGGAAGAAAAAAATAAAACTTGAAAAACAACTCGCGTGGCCACAACACATGTGTAGTTTATTAAAGGTTAGATGTTATAATCATGGACAACACGGTTCATCTATGACCCAGATGAAGGGGAACATAGTTCAACATATTATAGATGGATTATATGAACCCAATGAAGCTATAGTTGTCGGGTTGACAGGATTTGCTAGAGAAATGGTTTTTGCAGAAGATGAAACTCTTCTCTATCATCTTAGAAAACATGGCGCTGCTGTAAGTATGGTTATTGCATCTGACTACGAAAGAAGAGGTGATAAAGAGTTCGCGTTGAAGTATATGAACTTAAAAGGAACCTATACTTACCTGTGGTTTTTCTTACATGAAATATGGAATATCATGAATATTTGCGTGACAAACAATGTAAAACTCTACATTATTCCTATGTTAGACCCATTTAACCTTAAATGGTACAGAAAACAGTACGATATTGACTATAAAACCAATGAATTTAATACACAATTGAAATTTCTAATGTCTGAAATAGATAAGTATATGATAAAGGGAATGAAGATTGACCCACTAGGGGCCAACATTATAGAAAGATTACCAAGGGGCCATCCTTGTGCCAAGAGTCATGAAAAGTTTGGTATAAAGGTTGGTGAGAAGTTATTAATATGAGTAACATATTAAAGTTCCCAACCAAACGCAAATGGGAACCTACAGGATACAGAATTAATCTATACACGGAAGAGGATATCTATCTCGTTCTCTTGTGTCTCAATATATCCGATGATTTAGATGACCCCAAACGCTGGGTCAGAAAAGACCTTCGCACTTTAGAACCAGAATTCGTCATAGACAAACTTAATGAATGTCTAGACAATCAAGCGTTATCTGAGAAAACATATAAAAACATTCGTAGGATAATGAATTCAATAGAAGTTGTGCCATTATCGGCACTTTATAATTAGGAGAAAAAATGAAATATTTAATAATGATATTAGCAATGGTGGCATCATTTGGTGCTCACGCGGAAATAAATTCTTCTGCCAATGTAGCGTTGAGTAGTGAATATATTTTTAGGGGTCAAACCCAAACTTTAGGAGACCCAGCTGTCTCTGGTGGATTTGATGTTGGGTATGAAGGAGCCTTTATCGGAATGTGGGCATCTGAAGTAGATTACGGAGATGGACTTGCAAATTTAGAGGTTGACCTTTATGCTGGATATGGTTTGGGATGGAAAGACTTTTCTGCTTCTTACACATATGTAGACTATAACTATAACGGAGACTCATCTTTAGATGGAGTTGAACATCAAATAGCACTAGGATGGAAAGATGTAAGTCTTTTACATGTAGTTGGTGCAGAGGGGTTTGTTGATTATAGTGAAGTCTCTTACACTTTACCTATAGTTGCATTTGATGTTTCATGGGGAACATGGGATACAATAGGTGACAATTGGTCAGTTGGGAAAAGCTTTGACTTGGGCCCAGTTGACGGAACAATTCAGTATATAGAATTTCATGGTGATGCTGATATTTCAAACGAAAGGAATATAGTATTAACAATAAGCAAAGAAATATAACAAGATACATTTTAAATCGAGGAGAGATTATGTAAAAACAGTCTTTATGATGGATAGCAAATTAATTTAACCAACCATCTGGAGAGATACCACATGCCAAGACGCAATACAAACCTACAAGTAATTGAGAATTTAAATTCTGATGTACAGAAGGTGAAAAGAAAATCAACTTTAAAAATGCGTATTGAGGATTTAATTACAATTGATGCACTCACAGAAACCCAAGGACATTTTTTCGCAGAGTACAAAAAAGATTGTAGAGCAATGTTATTACATGGATGCGCTGGTACAGGAAAAACATTTATTGCCCTGTACCGAGCATTAGAACAGGTTTTACAGAGAGGAAACCCATATAAGAAAGTAGTCGTTATAAGGTCAGCAGTCCCATCAAGAGAAATAGGACATTTGCCAGGCGATGAAACTGAGAAGACTGCGGTGTACATGCAACCATATATTGATATGTGTACTGCATTGTTCCCCCAAAAACAACAGGCATTCCAGAGACTAATCGAACAGAAATATGTAGAATGGATGATTACATCATTTGTAAGAGGAATTACATTGGATAATTCCATTATTATCGTGGATGAGTGTCAAAATATGAATGACATGGAGATTAATTCCATTATAACTCGCGTAGGACATAATAGTAAGATTATATTCTGTGGAGACTTCCGTCAAACTGACCTATATAAGAAAGGCGATTTAAGTGGATTGCAGAAATTCATGGTAATTGCTGAAAATATGCCTTCTTTTAGGACTTTTGAGTTTAGTGAGGACGATATTGTCCGTTCTGACCTTGTAAAAGAGTATTTAATCTCAAGAATCCGCTATGAAGAGCAATATAGGACTTGACATTTGCTCTGAAGGCTAGTATAATGGTCACATAATTATAGGATTTTTGTAATGTTTACACATATTGACGAAAAACACGATTTTCCCCAGTTAATGAGGGAGAATTTTGAAGGAAAAAGGACATATGTAACGGAAAATGGTGATAGATACCCTTCTATCACCACCGTTCTTGGATATAAGATAAAACCCGCTATAAAAGCATGGAGAAAAAAGGTAGGAGAACAGACCGCGAACAAAATATCGCGTCAATCGTCTGTTCGGGGAACCAAAATTCATGGTGTTTGCGAGGATTATCTTAATAATAAGGAACTTGATACTGAAATGTTGTCCTTTGTAGAGGAAGATATGTTTGATAACATGCGCCTTTACCTTGATAAAATAGACAACATTCACGCGATTGAACAATTTTTGTACAGCGACCATTTAAGGTTGGCTGGTCAAGCGGATTGTATCGCGGAATTTGAGGGAAAATTGTCTATTATTGACTTTAAAACCTCTGCTAAAAGGAAAACCAAGTCATATATAAAGAATTATTTCGCTCAATGTGCTGGTTATGCCATCATGTTTGAGGAAAGAACAGGAATACCTATCACAAATTCAGTAATTATCATTGGTGTAGCGAATGAAGAACCACAATTATTCATTGAACATCGTGATAATTATACAGAATACTTGTTAGAATGTCGAGATTTATACGAAAATAACGCTTGACTTCTGGCCCATCTTATACTATAATATAAATATAACTTGACTCTATGAAACGAATTGAAAGGTTGACAGGACGGGGGTGCGATTCCCCCCGCCTCCACCAATTTATCCTTATAGACCCGACTAAGGGGGCGAATAGGATCGACTGGGACTTATTAGAGGAGTGGAGAGTTCGGAGAGGAAGCTGCCGTAAGTGCAACGCAACCATAAACGCAGAAGATAATACTGCTTATGAGGACTACGCTTTAGCGGCGTAGAATCGCTCGGGGTTTTGGAGACAGTTCCTAGCACCAGAATACTGTCTCGTTTTTATCTCATAAAGAGAAGGAGGAAGATATGTGGTTAATTACAGGACTCGTAATAGGAGTTGTAGTTGGTGCATGGATTAAAGACCGAAAAGGTTGGTTGGATTTTCTTGACACATTATTTGACAAGATACCATTCTAATCTAGTACACTATGTACAGTTGGTTTTTAACTGCCATCTCAGCGGTTACATTAGTATTGTTCCCGCTAAGCGCTGACAACCACTTTGTTAACGACAAGAATTTCCTAGAATATGAACAGGAATTAATTCATAATCAAGAAGAAATTGCTTGTCTTGCCGTTAACATTTACCACGAAGCGAGGGGCGAAAGTGAAGAAGGAAAACTTGCAGTAGCTTTCGTAACTCTCAATCGTGTTAAGAGTGACGCATATCCAGATACAGTTTGTGGAGTTGTTTATCAAGGAAAACACAAACGGTCTTGGAGAGATAATGAAACGCTGGTTCCAGTAAGACATGGATGCCAATTCAGTTGGTACTGTGACGGTAAATCCGACATGGTACAAGATTTCGACTCATATGAGGAAATCGTTGAATTGTCAATGAATGTCTGGTATGGAAGGTTTGAAGATAACACAGATGGAAGTTTGTTTTATCACGCAGATTATGTAGACCCAGCATGGGCGCAACACATGGCAATGACAAAAAGGATAGATAATCACATTTTTTACACGATGTCGAGTTATTAATTATGTCTGATAAGGTTCACAATTTTATTGTTACAGGCGGATGTGGATTTATAGGTTCACATTTAGTAGAAGCATTAGTTCTTCACGGGCAGAATGTTCTTGTAATTGATGATATGAGAACTGGCAGTTTTAAACTCGATAGTAAACATGTGAAGTATCTACATCAAGATGTTGCATCAGCAATCCCAGTTGGGAAGTTTGACGCAATATTTCACCTAGCCGCCACGCCTAGAATTAGGTTATCACAGAAAGACCCCTTTGGTACTATCACAAATAACCTTAATTCAACAATGGTAGTTTCTGAATACGCGAGAAGAGAACGAATTCCTTTGTTTTTCGCTGCCTCTTCTAGTACTCAGTTTCTTCATCATCACGATAATCCTTATACATTTTCTAAGTGTGTAAGTGAAGAAATCTTAGAACTTTACCACAAACAATTTAACTTGGAATATCATATGTTATATTTCTATAATGTATATGGCCCAAGGGAAGCTGACTATGGAGAATATAGTACGGTAATAAGAGCATTTAAGAAATGCATCCAAAAGAATGAACCTCTTAGGATATTTGGTAGTGGTAAAAAAGAAAGAGATTTCACTCACATCCATGATGTAATCGATGGTATTCTAAAGTTGTTAACTACAAAGAGAAAACCAAAACATGTACATCTTGGTTCTGGTAATCCAGTTAGTATAATGGAAATAGCAAACGCATTTAATCATCATGCTGTTCACGAATTCGATAAGAAGGGTGAAGCAGAAGTGACCGAATGTGAAAATCCTTATATAGAACCTCAATACGATGTTATTGGATATATCAAAAAATGGAAGAGTGATTATGAGGAAGAAGCTATTTTAAGAAAAATAAACAAAGATTTTCGTAATGTGGAAGAAAAATATGCCAAAATTGATAGTGGACAATGACGAGAAAAAAGAAGAGAAGATTAGTGATGTTGCTTTGGTTACAAAGTCAGAATTTCAAACATCATCTGAATTCTCTCAGCATATAGAAAAGAAGGCTGTTTCTGCTGGAAACTATATCGATGTATTAGTCGAGTATTGTACCAAAAATGACATAGAGATTGAGAGTGTTAAAAAATTATTAACCGCATCTCTAAAAGAAAAGATAAAAGCAGAAGCAATTGGACTTAACTTAGTTAAGGGACAAAAGTCTTGTAAGTTACCTATATGATTGAACCCTATGAAGTTTATAAGTTATATCTAGCAATTAAACTTCATTTTACTACTAAGTCATATGATGTAGTAAAATATAAGGGTAAAGTTAGAGTAAAACCAGAGACCTTTCGTAAAAGAAAGGACATGGTATCTATAAAGAAACTTGCTAGAGATTATAAACGCGAGGAAATAATAGATTTTTTAGTCGCAAATTTTGTATCTGGAGAACGATGGGGTGGTTTGTTTGATATACAGGCATCCAAAAGATACGAGGATTGGAAGGCAAAGAAGAATCAGAGAGAATATCTCTTTCAAAGGGATGTCTCAAAAATACTACTAGAGATGGAAAAGCAAAAAGTTGGCGCTTTTTTTGAAAAAAATGGAAAACAGGGCTTGACTTTTCGTCTGTACTTTGGTAGAATGATCGAAATTGAAACTCTTGTTATATTAGATAAGATTTTCGATTTTGTAGAAGAAACGGATGATATCTTATTAGAAGATGTTGTACTACTAGTGAAAAAGTATCGCCCGTTTGTTAAGGTGACTGACTCTATGAGAGAAGTCGCTAAAACACTTACTCAATAACCTGTATAAATAGGAGTGTACATAATGAGTAGGAAACTACGCCCTCATGATGAAGAGAAGCGTATGAGAAGAGTACCTAGTGAAGATAAAACTAGACTTGACAAATACCAACATCTCTTGTATAATGAGGATATGTATGAGTCCAATGAGTTCTTGAATGATTTGGATAAAAAAAGTAAAATACAACGCAAACATAAACCAATATAACGCACAAGGAGAAATATATGTCGTTTAATACTATAGAAGAGCTACGCAAGTCGCGTGGCAACTTTGACACCCTTCTTAACCAAGTTGAGAAGATGTCTACAACTACCACCGAGTCTAATGACGATGGTAGGGAATGGAAACCAACTGTTGACCAAGCTGGAAATGGTTATGCAGTAATCCGATTTTTGCCCCCAGCAAAAGGTGAAGACCAATATTGGGCAAGACTCTGGACACATGGATTCCAAGGGCCTACTGGGAAGTGGTACATCGAGAATTCTCTCACAACTCTAGGACAACAAGACCCTGTTTCTGAATTGAACAGCGAATTGTGGAATAGCGGAGTTGAGTCTAACAAAGACATTGCTCGCAAACAAAAGCGTAGGCAGTCTTTTTATTCCAACATTATTGTTGTGAAAGACCCATCAAATCCAGAAAGTGAAGGTAATGTATACCTTTATCGTTATGGTAAAAAAATCTTCGACAAAATTCAAGACTTGTTAAAGCCAGAATTTGAAGATGAAACTCCAGTAAATCCTTTTGATTTCTGGGAAGGCAGAAACTTCAAACTGAAGATTCGTCAAGTTGAGGGATTCCGAAACTATGACAAGTCGGAGTTTGAGTCTGCTCCATCACCAGTAGCTGCTGATGATGAAATTGAGGCGATTTGGGCGAAACAACACTCTCTTGCAGAGATTGTAGACCCATCTAACTTCAAGTCTTATGAAGACCTTAAATCCAAATTGGATATGGTTCTTCAAGGTGCAAGCAAGGTTCCCACTGCTTCAACTGTTGCAGCCCAGACAGGCGACATTGAAGATGACTTGTTTGTTAACAAAAACTCTGAAGCAAAGGTAGTCTCCAATGGTTCAGATAGTGATGACGATGCAATGTCGTACTTTGCAAAACTGGCTGACGATAGTTAATATCTCAGATTAGTTATGCGAGGGGCGGCATAAATAGTGTCGCCCCTTTTTTTATGGCAGAAATTATGGATGGAATTATATTTGGTGGACAACTAGAAGACCTTGGTGGGTCAATTCATAAAGAAGATTCAAGAAACATATCAATAAGGCGCTCGTCTGGTGGACATAAAATTGCCACCTTTTTGAGGCAGAATGGTTATGATATTGATGTAGTAGATTATGTTCATCGTTGGACACTAGAACAATTAAAAGAATATATTAGACCAATAGCACAGGATTGTAAGTTCTTTGGGTTTGGTTCTACTTTCTTTTTAGATAGCCCAGTTGTTAAAGAACTGGTAAACTGGTTAAAGGTTCATTACCCACAAATACCGCGTGTCGCTGGTAGTCAAAATGATAGTATGCGTAGTTTAGATATGGATTGGTATGTCTATGGTTACGGTGAAAATGCTATGTTAGAACTAATGAAACATTTTGATGGTGGCCCAGAACCGAAACATGTTGATAATATAATTAATGCCTATGTTAATTACAAATCCTTCCCTAGAGATGATTTAACAGTCTCATATCAAGAAAATGATTTTATGAACCCAAGAGAAATACTTCTTTTGGAGTTTGCTCGTGGATGTAAGTTTAAATGCAAGTTCTGTAGTTTCCCGATACTAGGTGTCAAGGGTGATTACTCTCGTACAGCAGAAAGTGTCTATGATGAGATGTTAGAGAATTATGATAAATGGGGAACAGAACATTATATTGTCTTAGACGAAACATTCAATGATAGTCCACAGAAGATTGAGAAGTTTGCTAATGTAATAGAGAAACTTCCATTCCAACCAAAGATGACTGCCTATATTCGTGGTGATTTAATCGCTTCGCGTCCTAAAGATTGGGATAACCTAATCAAGATGGGAATTACATCTCATTTCTATGGTATTGAAAGTATGAACCACAAGGCAGCTAAATCTGTTGGTAAGGGGATGAATACTGGTAGAATACAGGATGGACTATTAGAAGTTAAAGAATACTTTCTGAAGAATGCTGGATTTTATAAAGGTCATATATCATTAATAGCTGGACTTCCATATGAAACCATTGATAGTCTACGCGATACAGTAGATTGGTGTTCAGAATACTGGTCTGACCAGAGTTATCATATGAATATATTGATGTTTAAGAACCTTTATAAACCTTCACTCAATCATAACTCAGAATTCGATTTACATTGGCGAGAATACGGTTATAAGAAGACCAAATTCCCAAAAGATGATATAAAGTGGGACTTGAGTATCAATCCTTACTATAAAGTCCTCTACGACTACATGGCGACCTCTGAGGACTATATACAATGGAAGAATGACTATACTACCATGTATGATTGTTTTAAGTTCTGCGTGGAAGAGTTTAGTCAGGCAAAATTGAAGAATGTACTAGACCCATTCATGTATGATAAGTTCTTTATTGACCCTAGTGTAAGTTGGGATGATTTTCAGACACAAAATCATATGGAAAGAAGAGAATCCCATATATTAGAACATGTAGATAATTATATTAAAAAGAAAATATTATCTACCACTACCAATATTCATTTTTAGTTTACTGTCTGGATTTAGAGTACTGTCATCTACCTTAATCACTCCAATATATTGGGTTGACCCGCCAGGCGGAGTTCCAGTTGATGTTTGCATGGAAGTCATAGCAGATGCAAGTTCTTGATTTGCTTTTATTTGTTTATCAACAACTCTTTGGTCTCTTTTTACAACTTCATTTTGGGCGGTTGTAGTTGCAGTTTCTAGTGTCATAGAATCTGTATCAACTATTGGTTCTGCACTTTCAAGGTCTGAAGCAAGAGAAGCTTCTAGTTTTTGTTGTTTTGATACTTTTGGAGTGCCATCTGCTTTAAAGTCTTTACCGTATTTTTCATCCCATGCTTCTTGTTCTTTAGCAAGTCTTTCCTTAGTTGTGTCACTTGCGAACATTGGAATTTCTGGTCTCTTTTCAACATTGCCTGCTTCATCAGCATCTTCATTAAGTCCCTCTTGGAGTTCTTTCAATTTCTTCACAATATAATCTTTAATAGCTCCGTATCTACCTTTGAATCTATCTGGCATATTCACCATGTCAGCATCATGAGGGAATTTTTCTTCTGTTGAGTCGCCGTCTGGGTTACCATACATGTCATTGTACATGTCTCTCGCAAGAAGACCTAAGTCTACTGTTAAACCACCAGCTACACTTGGAATTGCAACACCAGCTCCTTCAATAGCAGCACCTGCTATATCACCTTGGAATAGTCTCCATAATGCCATTCCTGCCCCAGCAACTGCACCAACAACAGGGATTTGTTTTAATCCATATTTCCCCATATTTTTCAGTAGTGATTTTGCCATTACAGCTTTATCTGCTAATTTGGCAGCATCGTCTACCTTGCTTGTTAGGGTAACCTTCCCTCCTTCTGCTAAGTCTGCTGGATTAACTTTTTTGGTGGTCAACTTATCATCAATTTTCGATACCTCTCTCAAGTTGCCTTTTTTATCTACTCCAACTTGTGTTCCGTCCTTGGTGATACCAACATTACCTTCCTTTACGCTAACATCTACTGTTTTGGGAGTTTTTAGTTTATCTTGTTCACCCAGTACACTTTTTACATTGGGGTCTTTACCTTTAAAGAATTTTCCTACATCTAGATTTTTTGCTACACCACCTAGTTCTGTTATTTTACCCATCCACTTGGTTGTGAGTTGACTCATTTTCGCAGTTAAAGTAGTACCCCAATCTTCCATTCCTTCTTCAACCGCGTCTATATCTTGTTGTTGTTTTTCTCCTTCACCAGCTAACATAGCGCCAAGAGCAGCTCCACCTAATCCAGCAGCTAAGGAAGCAGAAGTGCCGGCACCTCCTCCGCCGCCTTTGCCTCCACCAAACATTCCCCTTATAGCATTTTCGTCTGGTGGTGGTTTTGCACCTCCAGTACCACTAAAACCAGCAGATATTAATGATGTATCTTGGTGAATTTTAACTAGAACTCTTTCTATGTCTTGAAGCTGGTTTATCATAGGGTCATTACCAGCATAGTCTTGTACCATCGATGTAGCAGCTTCAGCTGACGAACTTCCGCCAGCGCCTCCACCACCGCCTGAACCTCTACCTATTGGTATGACATTACCACCAGCTCCTGCTCCCATGGCGCCATCGCCACCACCCATTTGACCAGATAAATCATTTCCGCCTAGAAAACTTGCTGCTCCATATCCAGTAGCTGCTGCCCCTGCTTTACTGCCGGGAGCTTTTGTAACTTTGTTTTTACCACCGCCCCTTCTAAATAGGTTTTTTGCACCCGAAGCTATTCTTGCTCCTGCTAACCACCAAGCCATTTATTGTCTCCATTTATCCGATTTAGCATCTTCTCTCTTTTTCTTTAAATGTTGGATTAACATTGAAATGTATACTTGCCTTTCCCACGGAACCCAACTCTCTATTTCTGTTAAACTATATTTATGTTCTTGCATAAGTAGAAAGTTAGTTTTAAAATAATTTTCTAAATTCTCATGAAAAAGGCTCATACGAAAAAATCGTAGTACCCATTCAAGTAAGCGGTATTCTTTTTCTCACATTTTGGACAGTCATAATCCACATAATTCTCAATTACTGGCATTGTCTCAAAAAACTTTTTAATATGAGAGAATTGTTCTGTGGTTAAGTTGTCTATAAACTCCGCCCTGTCCGATTCAGTTAAATCTTCGTAGATTGCCTCCCCTTGGAAAATTTTCTCGATACACACTTCAGCGACTTTAAACAAATCCTGTTCTGTTTCTGATTTACCTATTTCTATCATCTCACTAGCATTTGGGTATCTCATTTCAAGTGACATCTCATTTCCAAGTTGTACTGTTTTATCGTGACCTTCAGTCTCATATAATTTAAAAGTATCCAATGATATTTCTATATCAATTGGTGCTTCACAATGACCGCAAAGAAGTCTCGCGTCTATTTTATCTGATATTGAAACCTTTCTCAGTTCCAAGAAAATTTGTTGCATATCAAAAATGGGTATCTTTTCCCCATCAACCTTACCGAAAGAACAATTGGTTACCACTTGTTGAGTGGCTTTTATCATTTCTTCTTCCTCTTTGGTTTCATTTGCTAATACAAGTAATTTTTCCTCTTTTACTAGGAAAGGCCTGAATTTCACTTTCTTACCTAGAGAGTGAACATGAACATCTATCAGAGGATGTTCAGTTATTGGTAGTGCCATATTATCCTCCAAACCTATCGTTATGGAAACCAAAATATCCATTCATAATTTCGATATTTTCTGCTTCACAATGCGAACAATTAAACTCTATTATATTTCTAACCACTGGCATGGTTTCAAAAAATAACTTTATAATATTAAACTCTTGTCTTGTCAACGAATCGACAAACTCTATTTTATCTTCAGATGGAATATCATTCCACACAGCAGTATCTTGTTCTATTTCTTCAATACACAAACCTGCTAAATCATAAAATTCCGCGTATTCTTTTCCTTCTGTCATCTCAAATAATTCTTTTGCTGTTGGGTATCTCATAGTTACAACTAAGTTATCTCTTATTGGAAATACTGGTTTATGTCTTTCATCATATACCGTTTCAAAATTATCTATTTGAATATCAACTATATTTCCTTCTCCACATTCATCACATAATATCAGCCACTCTGGCATCTCTATACCAGAAATTTTTGTTAATTGAATCCATATGTTTTGTAGGTCAAAGATGGGTAAAGTAAATCCATCCACTTTACCCAAAGAACAATTAGTAATACATTTGCTTAATGTTTCTATTGATTCAGAACGACTCTGTTCTTTTAAGTTTTCAAATAGTTTTTCCTCTTTAACCAGAAATGGTCTAAAAGGAATTTTTTTATCTAGTTGAAAAACATATATGTCCGTCAACGGATATTCCGCTTTTGGCAGCGTCATAACAAACCTCCAATAATTTAATCAACCCAATCATTAATGTTATCTGCAATCTTACTTTTAATTGCATTTTTGAAACTATTCTTACGGAAATTGAGTAATCCAAATAATTTTTCTGAATCTCTCGAATCAACCGCACGAGAAGACCACCTTCTAAAAGCAAAAGTACAATTGACTCTGACAATGCCTTCAGCACTTTGCCCCATTGGTAAAATATTCATGAGTCTTGGAAACGCATCATATAATTTCCATCCTGTTACCCTATTGTCTTCTCTATCTAAGGCAAAAACTTCAACCTGTCCAACATGTTCATCTGGAAAACTTACTTCTTTTGATATTGGATTCGCAATAATGGTCATCCAGTTTTCAAAGTAAGACCTAACATCCCAATTATCATCACAGAAAAATGTAAATGCTGCTGTGTCTCCAAAGTATTCTACACCATGAGCTCTTTGTTCCGTCCAATGACTTATCATAGTTGGTGTCCATTTTATTTGCAGGCCTGGAATTTGAGCTTCCTCGCATAGCAATGATACTTCTCTATCATCTGTAAATTTTTGGGGACTGCTAATTACAATTTCAAATCTATTAGACCTAGCAAGGTCATTCTTTCTAACCTTACTAATGAAATCTCTTGTTTTAAAATAAGCCATTAAATCATTCTCCTAGACTTTTGGAATACGGTGTTCTTACTAACATTAAAGTCTTCTACTGGCAAAAATATAGCACCTTTCCAATCTTGTGGATTGATTTCATAAAATCTAGACCTTAGTTGTTTTGTTAAATATCTTTTTACGCATGGTTTTACTTCTGGAAACTGGGCAACATTGTTCAATAAACTCCAGTTAAATTTCATTCTACTTTCATCTTCAATTGCTTGGTCATCTAATGTTTCCATTAATTTGCCTAATAACTGAGCTCTCATCATGTAAGGTAGATAATGTAAATTCAATCCCCAGAAACCATCTGCGGTTGGTTCAAATGGAAGACATAAAGGAAAAGCATCGAAATACGGTAATTTGTCTTTCCATTTCGCGTCATACCTAAACAGATACATTGAACCTATAGTAAATTTACCAACTGGTTGACCTATATCAGATGATATAGCGCTGGATGGACTGTTTACGCCACGCATGACTTGTCTTACTTGGTTCATGTACCAATTAAATGACTTTCTTCCAGAATCGGAGTTCGGTCTAATTTGTAAAAATGGATTTGCCATGAGACTATTTATAACAGTTTGAAAGCCACCCATGTTCATTAAAATTTAATCAAATCTTAATCAAATTGTAACACAAAAGCGCACGGCAAAGATATAGGTATCAATAAATATTTTACATATAATATTAATTCATCTACTTAATGAGGTAAAGGAATGAAACTCAAGTTCGTTCTCTTAGTTGTTTTATTAACAACACCATTTGCAACCCCCTACGCTAATCCATATTTAGAACTCAAGAACACAGTTCCCTTCAAAGATTACCACTCTGAAACATCTACAAGTCATTTAAGACTAGGATATAAGTTCGACAACAATTTTTATGTCGAAGGTGGTGCTATGTCGCATGGTTCTAGTTATGAGGCTGGATACAAATTCAAAAAAGGAAAATGGACTATCAAGGGAAAGTGGGAAGGTTCAGATTCAAGTAAAAGGGACTATTTTAAATCTAAAATAGAAACAGAACTCAGATATACTTTTGGAGACTAACATGGATGTAATGACGCTCTTGTGGACTTGTTTGGGATTTGCTTTTGCTAGTTATACAGTAATCGCAAACGATAGTATTCAAACTCTTGGTACTTGGATTGCATCTAATAAAGAGAGATTTGATTGGAAGATAATGTGGGCAGCCGCAAGTAGTGTTTTGTTATTTGCTATTTGGTATGGATGGACAGTCAATGCTGGTGATATATCATATGGTAGATTAGATAGAATACCGTATGTAGAACCACAATGGTATCATGCAATGGCACCAGCAGTATTGTTATTACTTACTAGATTTGGTGTTCCTGTTAGTACATCGTTTTTAGTGTTAAGTGCATTTGCGAGTACATTCGTTTTAGAAAAGATGTTAGTCAAATCTTTTGCTGGTTATGGTGTAGCGGCTGTGAGTGCATATGTCATATGGGCAGTCGTATCAAAATGGTTACAGAATGTAGAATTGCGTGGTAGTGATAGAAACTGGCGAATACTACAATGGATTATTACTGGTTGGTTGTGGTGGACTTGGTTATCACATGATATGGCAAATATGGCAGTATTCTTACCGCGTGAAATCGATATCGTTCCATTAGTCGCTATTAGTGCATTGTTTGTTGCTGGTATGGGATGGATGTTTAAAGAACAGGGTGGTAAGATACAACATGTAGTTCAGAGTAAGACAGATACAAACTATGTTAAGAGTGCAACTTTAATTGACTTCATATATCTCATAATTCTATGGTACTTTAAACAATACAACAATATACCAATGAGTACAACATGGGTATTCATAGGATTGTTAAGTGGTAGAGAACTTGCTATTGCAACATTTGATGCTACCAGAACTAAAAACTTCAAAGAGGTATTCCCAATAATCGCTGGTGACTTTGGTAAGTTGATGGTAGGTGTTGCCGCTTCAATGGGCATTATTATAGGTATTCATACTTTCGCGTAGATACCTAATTCTTTTTCAGTAATTATTTTAAACTCCCAACCTCGGTCAGCACAGTACTCTCGTGCTGACTTCCACTTTGCTTCATTGATACCATAGTTAGCAATCTCTTGTAGATACTTTTTTGTTTTCTTTCTAGGTTCTGGTGGTTTAGTGAATCGCTCTGGTTTAACTTCTATTAGATATGTACCGCCAACTGTCTTGATATAAAAGTCCACATAATAACTGTGTATCCTTCTATCTAAAGGAGACCTATAGGGTATCGCTATAGGTTCAGATGCCCACTCTAAAACATCTTGGTTCTTGTCGCACCAATTCATAAATTTTAGTTCGTAAGCTGACCTATAAATAACCTCATTAAGATTACCGCGATACTTTTTCGCGTTTTTTGGAATAAATTTTCCTTGATGGATATCTTTTCGGTACGGCATGTTATAAATAGTCCAATAATATCATAATTACTATTTATTCGGAGTTTGAGAATGTCCTCAGCAACAGCAGAAGAAAGTCAAAATAAAGTTGAAACCTCTGTTTCGGCAGCCAAGAGCAATCCAGAGGAAGCAGCGGGTACAACCCCCAACGAGGATGTGGGAACAGCTACTTCAACGGAGAAAGATAAGAATCAACCAAGTGAGGTGCCTGAAAAACCGAAGACTACTTTTCAATCTCTTTCTTATCCTCAAGGTTTGGATAATACGGACGAATTTCCACATCAAATAATGTTCAATGTTTTGATACGACAAACAGATGCCGAACATGAAGCTAATAGTCATTTGGGTGAAGGTGGAAAGGGTGAAGACCTTATTAGTCGTAACCCAGACATGACCAATGAAAATGCAAAAAAAGTTTCTAAACAATTAACCAATGCTGCTATTGGTGGTTCTACTGCTTTGGCAGCATTTGCTAAAGGTGGTTTGCCGGGAATTGGAATAGGACTTGCTGGTGGTGCTGGTTTAGCATTTTTTGGTGACAGGATGTCTGCCCTTGTTGATGAAAATATAAAGTTATCAAGAAGAAATGTTGCTCGTATAAGAATGGCTATGCCACAATCACCACAAAATAAAATGACCGCTGAATGGAGTGTCACGGATTTTGGTTCTATTATGGGAGCTATAATGGAAGGTGCTGGTGATGAAGGTATAATGAATATGATAAAAGACGCGGATATGACGGATGAAGCTGGTCAGGCAATGCTTAGAACTGCTGCTGGTGCGTTGAACATAACTAAACAGGCAGGATTAAATATCCCAGCACAAGCAACTATAGAATTGATGACTAGGAAAGTTACAAACCCATTTAAAGAAACATTATTCAAAACAATGAACTTTAGGGATTTTCCTTTTGTTTTTAAATTCGCACCGAAAAATGACCAAGAATTATTACAGACCTTAAAGATTATTAATGTATTTGAGAGATATATGACTCCACAAAAATCGCCAGGCTCTTTCTTTCTGGAATATCCTGCCGAGTTTGAGATAGTATATCAATATAAAAATAAAGAGAATAGGTATTTTACTAACTTCTTTAATGATACTGCTTTAGTTAGTTTTCAAGTGGATTATGGAAATGGTGGAGTATATACTGCATTTCAAGGAACAGAAGGTGCGCCTTCAGAGATAACTATGTCTTTGCAGTTTAAAGAACTTACTCTTCTTGACAGAGATTCTATTGTTGATATAACTGGACAATCAACACCTATGGGTGGGTTTACTGGAGAAAACTCAGTACAAGGACAAGAACCCCCCGCTGAGGAACAACCAGATGAAAAGAACGCAGACGGTACAGATAAAAATATAAATGAAACAGATAGTTCCCCAGATGCAGCTGTTAACGAAGGAGAGGATGGATAATGGCATTTTTTAGACAATTTCCTAGAACCGCGTATGTAGTTGATGGCAACTTAATTAATATCCCAGATATTTTCCGCCGTGTAGGTAAAAAAGATATTGCAGACAACCTAGCATTCATGCAAGAATACGAGATACAAGAGGGAGAGAGAGTGGAACACATTTCTCATAACCTTTATCGTACAACTGATTACTACTGGGTAATTTTATTAGTTAATAATATAATAGACCCATATCATGACTGGCCAAAGACTAAGACAGAATTGGTGGCATTTACTGAACAACGATATGGTTCTGGTAATCTACATAAAGTACATCATTATGCTAATACATCTAATCAAAATATAAGAGTTGATTATGACGAATCAAAATTTAATGCTGGTACTATCAAAGCGATAACTAATATTGAACATGAGGAAAATGTCAATGAAGATAAAAGAAAGATTAAATTACCGAGGAAGGAATTTGTAGGGGAAATAGCAGGACAATTTAAGAGATTGATTAGAGGAAGATAATTTATTATGAGTACAATTTCAACGCCAGGCTCGTTTGATTTAGACAAGTCAGAAATATGGTTACTACCATCTGAAGAAGCTGGTGGTGGTAAACCCATTGACATACTCAAAACTGGGTTTGTTGGTGACTTAACCATAAGAGAAAATTTAGAAAACAACTTCATTGGTGTTGACATGTCTGTGGGTGATGCAAGAAATGTAATAGGTAATATGCCTATCATTGGTGGTGAAGTAATAACTATTAAATTGGTATCCACGCATTTAGACGAAAATAATCCCAAACATGTCATAGAACAATCTTTTCGTATTGATGAGATAATAAACAGAAACTATATTGATGATAGAGAACAGACTTATATAATAAGAGCTGTATCACCAGAAGCATATAAAAATAATACTCAAATAATAAGTGAAAGATTTACTGGTAAACCACAAGAAATATTTGAAGACATCTATGAAAGATTCATAAAAGAACCAAAAGTTATTTCAGATGGAAAAAACAAAAAGGATGGATTTCCTTTAGAATTCTGTGATATATCTGGAGGACAAGTTTTCAAGAGAGAGAATTTTACTTTCGTTGCTAATTATTGGACTCCATATCAATGTATGAATTTTCTGGCATCTAAAGTTGCACCAGCTGACGCGGGCGGAAAAGAATTGATGCCGAATGTTAAGTATTTTCAGACTACAAAGGCACATTATGTAGCTAGTCTTTCTAGGTTACAAGCTTTTTATAAAGAACAGAACTCGATTTATGATGAGTTTTGGTATGTCCCTACAGGTTCAGACCCCTTTATGTTAGATGAGAAAAGAAAAACTAGGGGTGGATATGGTTTTATTTCACCATTTGTTTCCAATCAATATTCAACTATGTCTGGTTTATCCATTCCTCTTATGACTCAAGACCTTGGAGACCAAATATCTGGATATCAAGGAAATGCAACAATAGGTTTTGATATGACAACGAGACTACCTTATCATATGGAATTTGATTATTCTCCATTACAACCTATTAGAATATCAGATAATAAAAGAGTGATACCATCACAATTCAAAGATTTTTATCATCTTGCAGACCAGACACCAATGAGACAACTTCCAAATGTAAATCCTAAATCATCATTGAATGTTAGGATAGGTTCTTCACAAATATGGACTGACCAAAAGTTTGGATACGATTGGAGATTCTTATTGGATACAGCTTATAGAGATACTGCTACGGAAGAATTGAAAAGATTGAGAGTTAAATTTGATGTGCCAGGCCGAACGGATATTGATTTGGGTATGTTGGTATATTTAAATTTTCCAAACACAGATGAAAAGGGTGACGGTGCGTCTGAAGAAGAATTGTTTGATGCAAGGATGTCTGGTATCTATAGTGTTATTGGTATTAAACACATGTTTTCTATCGCAAAACAACATCACACTATGACAATAGATGTTGTTAGAGATAGTATGGGAGATTTTTAATGGAAAGATATCCAAATTTTGCTTGGTGGCAAGGAGTTGTAGAGGACAGGAATGACCCAGAAAAATTCGGACGATATAGAGTTCGTATCATAGGGTATCATACACTAGATAAAGCAATATTGCCTACTGAGTCTTTACCGTGGGCGATTCCTATGCAATCAGTTACCTCTGCTGCTATATCTGGTGTTGGTGTATCGCCTACTGGATTGGTTGAAGGTTCAGCTGTAATCGGATTCTTTGTTGATGGCGAGGAAGGACAAATCCCAGTTGTTATGGGTTCATTTGGTGTGGAAGATAATGTACCAACCCCAGCTGGGAAACCAGAATCACCAGAAGTACTAGCAGAGAGAGGGTTTTATGACCCTACTGGAACTTACCCACGCAGAAAAGAATTAAGAATATCAGAGGACGAAGGTTTTGCAGATGCAGTTAAAGGAATGGTTAGTGATGGACTTGGTGGTGTATTAGATGCTGATGGTAATAAACTTACAGGTGATGCTGAAGGTGTTGATGAAGTTGATGTTGGTAAGAATATCTTAGAAGAAGCATCATCTTCTAGACTTTCTAGGACACCAGAAAAACATTACTCATTAAAAGCAAAAAGAGATTCAAGAATAACAAAGATACCACGCGGATATGCAAGTAAAATATCTGGATGGAATAATAAAGAATTACCATTTGAACATGATAATGGTGATGAGAAAGTTAAAGTAAATCCCGGCACATATGAACCAACTTATTGGGACGAACCGCATCCCCAAGGTGTAGAGGAAAGTGTATCTAAGTACCCATATAACCATGTTAGAGAATCAGAAAGTGGACATGTCTTTGAGGTTGACGATACGCCAGGCGCAGAAAGAATTCATGAGTTTCATACTGCTGGTACATTCAGAGAAATCCAACCAGATGGAACTAAAGTAGAAAAAATAGTTGGTGATGATTATATTATTGACTTAAAAAATAAACACATGTATGTTGGTGGTAATTTTGACCTTACTGTAGAAGGTGATTACAATATTAATGTTAAAGGAAACAAATACGAACATGTAAGTGGTCACTCATACAATACTGTAATGGGTAATAGATTGAATAAAATGCAAGGACACGAATTAATTGATACAGAAAGTACATATCATTTAATAACGGTGGGGAACTTCAATTGTCAAGTTGGAAGTACAGATAAAGAAAAGAAACAATTTAGTAACTATAAACTGAGGGTAAGTGGAGATACTAATACTACTCACCAAGGCCCACATCGAGTAATGAATGCTTCTGCTTATGATAATGTTACAGATGGAGATATTAACTTTACGGTTAAGGAAAGACTTGGTATAAATCCAGCAGAAGCTATGGAAAGTGCTGTAGGTGGACAAGCTGCTAGTATGGATGCTATAGTAGCAGGTGGTTCATTTAAAGTTAACGCAGATAGAAATGTAGATTTAGTTGCTCAACCCACAGACATTATAAAGACTCCTCTTACTGGAAGTAGTATCAATATCACGGCAGATAGAGTTAATACAACTGCTAGAGTTGATATGGTAGAAAGAATTGGTCAGATTGCAGGCGTTCATGCTAATGTAGATTCACAAATCATACCACAATTAATTGGTAGGAAATCGACATTCGCATCTGGGCCAACTGGTGGAATCTATAATGTATATTCACCAGCACCAATTACTATTTCAGCCGCCGTGGCTTGGCTTACTCCAGCAACGATTGGAGATGATGTTATCGGTGCTGGCCAAATAATTAGAAATATTACAGGTGTCGGTAACTATACAGATGTTCTTGTTGGTGCTGGTACAATGTCCAGAACTGCTACTGTTGGTGCTATTGCTGATAATGCAGTTGTTGGTGCTGTATCATACGCTGCTGGAGGAGCCGCGAGTTTAACTGCTGGTGGTGCTGCTACGGTTAGTGCTGTTGGTGCTGCTACGGTTAGTGCTGGTGGCGCTCTTGCTCTTACTGGTGGTGGTGCTGTTACTATTACTGGTTTAACAATTGCTCTGGTGTAAGGATAAGATATGAGTTGTAAAGGTATAGGTGCAGAATTTAGTAAAATCGCGGAAACGATTGATGGTGCTAATGCAGCTCTTAGTGATAAAATAGATGCACTTGCAGACGGTATTGCTAACGATTTAGGAATAATAGAAGCGAAAGCGAAATTCATAAAGATGAGAAAGGACTTCAATGAGGCCTTTAAGAATGAGTTTGGCGATTTGATGTCTGCGATAAAGTCTCTAAAAGAAGGTATTCCTTTTTCAGATGAGATAGGCGACTTGATGAAACTTGGCGCCCAAACAGTAGAGTTTGTTGAAAAAGCAAAACAATTAGAAGAGAAGTATGGTAAAGGCAATGTTGCTGAAGATATATTAAGAGACCCAGCTGGGTTCATTGAAGGACTAGGTGCAGATTTTGAAAATTTATGTGAAGCAATGCCTAACTATGAGAAGGCAAAAGATGGTACGATTAAAGTAACCGCTGCTAAATTTAGTCAAGATGCTGGGGAGGTTGATTTAGAGGAGATAAAAAAAGAGGGTCTTTCACCATTGTTTGATAGAATAAAAGATGTATTAAAGAAATTAACTATCGAATTAGAAGAAAAGGAAACAACTGTCGATAAAGATACAGACAGTCAGTTCTCTTAGCATGAAGTATTATAAATAGTCACATGATAAAACAACCTACTACAATATACAAAGATTTCGATTTGAGTTTTACTAAAAACCCAAACACAAAAGATATTGCTCGAAAGGTAGATGTTCAAGCGGTTAAACAATCGCTAAAGAGTTTATTGTTAACTGATTACTTTGAAAAACTCTTTAGACCTAACTATGGTTCTCCAATCAGAGGATTATTATTTGAACCATGTGATGTCGCAACCGCAACATCTCTTGCTACAGAAATCAAGAGATGTATTCAAAACTTTGAACCAAGGGTTGTTGTAGAAGAAGTTGAAGTTTGGCCAGATGTTGACCAGAACTCTTTTTCTGCAAAAATATTTTTTTATGTAAGAGGAGTACAAAGACTCCAAGAATTAGGACTAGTTTTAGAGAGGTTAAGATAATGCCATCAATAGCAGTATCGCCAGGCACAGTAGTAGATACAGCAGGAACAGGTGCGATAACTCCTGCCTTTGCAAAATATACTGCTGGTGGAGTTCCAATTTTAGCAATTGGAGATGTGGTTGCAGCTCATTCAAGTGGGGGAAATACACACCCTGCTACCGCTATAACAACTGGTTCAGTAAAATGCACTATCGGGGGTAAGGGTATTGCTTTTAGTGGTTCAGTCGCAGGCTGCGCTGGCCCAGTAACGACAACCTTTGTGGCAAAGTATCAAGTATCGTAGGAAAGAAAAATGGCAGTCAAAAATGTAACAGAATTAGATTTCGATACAATAAAATCGAATTTAAAAACACACTTAAAAAATCAAACCGAATTTGCAGACTATGATTTTGATGCATCTGGTATTTCTCAACTTGTAGACATATTGGCATATAACACACACTATAATGCTGTTCTTGCACATATGGTATCCAATGAAGCTTTTATTGATTCTGCTATTAAGAGAAATTCAGTCGTATCCATTGCGAAGACTATGGGATATGTACCAAGGTCTGCCCGTTCCGCGAAAGCCACTTTAAATATAACAATTGAACCAGACGCTTCTTATACATCAACCAATTTAACCATATCAAAAGATAGAGTATTTACATCTAATGTCGGTGGAAAGAACTATACTTTTGTTCCAGATAAAGATTATAGTGTAGATAAGTCTGTTGTAAATGGTGTTTCTGCTTTTAGATTTACTAATGTGGTTCTTATCGAAGGAACTAGAGTTACAACCTCAGAAGTTATTAATAGTACAAATAGGTCTGGGCCTGTAATCTTACCAAATGATAATGTTGATACTACTACACTCACTACCAAAGTACAGGTTTCTAATACAAACTATAACGCGACAACCTTTGCACACTCAGAAACAATTACAGGAGTAAAGTCAACTTCTACAATATATTATCTAGAAGAAAGAACCGATGGATATTACCAAGTAGTGTTTGGTGATGGTGTTCTTGGTAAACAACTAGATGTTGGAAACATTGTCATTTGTGAGTACATAATATCAAACGGAACAAAAGGTAATGGTGCTAGAGTATTCTCTCCGCCATCAAATATTACTGGTGCTGGTGAGACCATATCTGGACAAACTATTGCTGCTTCTACTGGGGGATTTGAATTAGAGAGTACTGATAGTATTCGTTTTAATGCTCCTCGATATAATTCCGCTAAAGGTAGGGTTGTGACATCTACCGATTATGAAACAGCAATTAAACAATCAAACCCAAATATTAAATCTGTAACAGTCTGGGGTGGGGAAGATAATGTGCCTCCTGTTTATGGAAAAGTTTATATATCACTTCAACCTCAAAGTGGGTTTGTTATAACAGACACGGAAAAGAACGAAATTGTTAATGATGTTATCAAACCAAAACTTCCAGTATCATTAGTTACTGAATTTGTTGACGCGGAAACTTTATACATAGGTTTCAATATTGCTGTAACCTATGACCCTAAACTTACTACATTAACTTCAGATGCAATTAAGACAGAGGTTTTAAGTAATGTTACAACTCACTTTGATAGTAATGTTAACGAACTGAAGAAAAATTTCTTCTTCTCAAAATTAAGTAAAGAATTAGATGGATCAAATCAGTCTATTTTGGCAAACAATATAGAAATGAGATTGATGAAAAAATTAACACCTACTTTGAAAACCGATACTAGATATCAATTAAAATATAATAACAAATTATTAGCAAGTTCAGTTAGAACAAATTATTTTATTGCTGATATTAATGGTGCTTTGGATGAAGTCTATATAACAGATAGACCAGATGAAACATTTACTGCTTCACAACAATATAATGGACAAAGATTTAACCTTGCGAAAGGTGACCTTATTTTAAAAACTAAATCAACCAATTCGGTTGTGGGTGGTACAGTAGGAACTATTGATTACGATACAGGTGCGTTAGACATAAAATCGTTAAAAATAGATTCTGTTAGTGGTTCCAATAATGATGTTGTTAGGGTATACATAACTCCACACGAAAGTTCAAAAAATATTTCTACGGATGATTTGGTTCGTGCAACCGAAGAACAAACATATGCTGTTACCGCGTTACCAGCAAGGAATATAATACTGTCCCTTGATGACTCTCAAGTAGATACCACCAACAATGTTAAACAAGGTGTTGCTGTCACTATGATATCAAGGGTACAGGATGACTAATCGAATACCATCATATCTAGAGTATATAAAGAGCATTGCTGTAACTACAGCTGGTTCTGGATATACTGCTCCTGTTGAAGTAGAGATAAGTGCGCCTGATGGCGACAACGCTATACAGGCAACAGCTACTGCGAATATAGAGTTCTCTGGTTCTGGTGCTGTAACAGGTATTACTATTACTGAAGCTGGTGATGGTTATCATACTACTCCAACCGTAAAAATAGTCGGTGGGGCAACAACTGTTATAAATGCGAGTGAATCGAATACTGGTCTAGATGCTGGAACATATACAGCAGTAGAACCAGCTCAAACTAGTGGTAATGGAACATTTGGTACATTTACTATTGTTATTGATTCAAATGGTGATGTAACTTCAATCACGCCAGTTAACGGTGGTTCTAAATATCATCAAAATGATACTATAACATTTCTTCCCACTCAACTCGGTGGAGTCGGTTCAGAGAAAAGTGTTATTGGTACAATCACTCACATTGAGGGTGGACAGGACGCGACCCTAACTGCTGAGATAGGTATTGTTGCTAAAGCTGATGTTTATGCACAACCAAAAATATCAAAGTTAATCTCACACCAGTTACCAGCATTTATTCGAGAAGACCATGAATTATTTGTCACCTTCATGGAAAAATATTATGATTTCCTAGAATTAAACAATACGATAGATAACACAAAACATGGCCCACTAAAAGTATTACAGGATTTCTTATCTAAGTTAGATGCTGATTTTAATGATGATGGAAGTATCAACACGGATGATAATTTCCTCAAAGAATTTTATAAAGACTACGCAAAAGATTTGCCTCTTGGACAGAGTGCAAAATTAAGTTTAGTCTTAAAACATATTAATGATTTTTATACTGCTAAAGGTAGTTCAGAAGCAGTAAAACTTTTATTCAGAATACTTTATAATGAAGAAGTAACTATTTTCAATGCACAAGAATTTGTACTTAGACCATCTTCTAATAGATGGCAACAAGATTATGTTGTTAAGGTTTATGAAAGAGGTACTTATATTAATGCAACTACAGTTGACTATGACCCATCAAATTTTGTTGGACAACAAGTAGACCTTCATTATTATCAGTCAACTGGTTCAGTCACAAACTCTTATACAAAGAGAGCGAGTTGTCAATCAGTAAAGAAAATTGCTTACACAAACCCACAAGCATATGAACTTGTTCTAACTGGTGTTGACCAAACTTTTGAATTGCCAGGCGGTGGTGCCGCTGGAGTTTCATTTGATGAGATATTGCAACCAGAAGTTGCTGGTGATATAGGGACAATAAGTTCTACCAACACACCAGACCCATCTGTAGTTAATGGTACATACACCATTGGTGCTTCAGATTATACCTCTTATATTGATACCGCGTATACAACAAATACTGCTGTTACCAAGGGTCAGTATATCAAAGCAAATGAGAAGATATATCTTGCTATTAATAGTGGAACTACAAATAGTAGTGGAACTGGCCCAGACCACGAATCTGGGGATGTTGTAGATGGTAGTGTTAAATTTAGATTTATTGAAATATCAACTGCTTCTGGACATTATAGTTCTGGAAGTTCTGGTGCTACATTTGAAGTGGTTATTGCTGGGAACGCTGTTGATAGTATTACTGTAACGAATGATGGAGTAGATTATTATCCACATGAAATAATAGAAATCGCCGCTACAAAATTTGGTGGAACTGGTACAGGAGCTTTATTTAAAGTTGATACTATTACTAACGGTAAAATTAAGAAAGCAGTTATTGTTGATGGCGGTTCTGGTTTTGCTGCTAATCCAAGTATTGCTATAACTCCAAATAGTTCAGATACTATTACTACTGCTGCTCTTATGGAAACTAGAGTTAGTAATGGTGCGATAACACAAGTTTTATTCACAAACAATACTCAAGGTTCTGGATATAATAACTTACCAGATTTAAGAATAACAACTGGTTTAACTCTCACATTTGTAAGTTTAGCAGGAGAGGTATTCCCAGATACTACAAGTAGTGACGCATTTAGTGCCATGAAAGGTATTGTTACTAGGGTGTTGAATACTGCTATATTCAATTCAATAAAAACAGGTTCTAGTGCAACCGCTGGCGGATTTAAAATTGGTGATTCATATGTTATCAATGAAAGTGGTGGGATACTTGGTGTTTACGCGATAGATTACTTTGCAGAAGATTATACATTAACTGGCGTATCCAATAATGCTTATGTAAGGATTACATCATTGGATACCAATGGTTACCCATCTAATTTTGAAGTACTTGCAGTAGGACAAGGATTTAATAGAGAAGATTTTCAAATAGAATTAACTTCACCAGATGGCAATATTGCTATAGTTGATTTTAAAACAGGGTACAATGCAGTACTTGGTGGAGTTGCTGGAGATTCTGCTTCATTCTTATCAGACGCAAATAGGTTATTTGACAATCAAGTCTATCAACCATTTGCATATCAAATACAATCAGAATTACAATCGAAAGAATGGTTGCAGTATGTTAAGAGGGCAGCTCACCCTGCTGGATTTGCTTTATTTGGTGACTTACAGATTAAACAGGATATTGATTTCTCTGGTGGATTTACGGTTGAGACAGATGTCTACATGTTCTTTGTATATCCAGATGTAGAAGAAATAACTCTATCAGATAGTGTTTCCAAAGATATCGAATTGGGCGAAGTAGGGCCTGACGAAATTTTCCCAGGCGATTCTATAAATTCATTTAGTGTTGAACTCGCTACTAATACGGATAGTGTTGGTGCTTCAGATGAAGATGGCCCGTATACTTACACAGGTACACAAATTAGAAGTTATTACGCAACTTCAGATGGAACTGAAACTGGTGACCCATATTTTGTATTACATGCAACTGCTTCAGATGACTATGTTGAAAGATTCGCTGTTGGTGATTACTTCTTAAATGATGGCGGTGCATATGTAGAACTGGGTAATCCTCAGAAAGAAATGCACCTTATATTCAATTCAGCGGATACTGGTGAATACGCGATAGATTACTTTGCTAATGATGCTGGTAGATATACGCTTCTTATTGATGCAGATGTAGAAAGAAGTACCGCATACGCATTTGTCGAGGATACAGTAACTTCATTAGTGGTAGAGGTTAATTCTGTTACTGATACTGTAGAAATGGGTGAGTCTTTATTGATATCATTCGTATTCTTCAGAGAACCTACTGATACATTCGATACTGCTGATAGTGTTGTTGTAGAAGCACAACCAAGACCTACTGACACATTTGACATCGCTGACGCGGTTGATAAATTTGATATCGGAGTCAACCCAACAGATACACTAAATGTAGATGAGTCAACAACATTTGATATAACTGCTGCTAGAGCTGACACATTTACTGGAGATGATACATTATCAATAGAACCACAGTTAATTGGTACTGATACTACATTGATGCAAGATACACCATCTGTAGAATGGGGTGGAGTGGTTGCAGATACATTCACTATTGCTGACGCGGTAAACAAATTTGATATCGGTTTAAATCCAGTCGATACGGGCGCTACTGCTGACAGTATAAATAATTTTGATGTCACAACTGCTCCAACGGATAGTTCAGATACCGCAGATTCAATTACTAAATTTGATGTAGAGATAGACCTCACAGGTTCTTCCGTAGACGAAGATGTGGCGATGGGAGATAGTGGAAGTCTCATATCACAATCATATACAGTCGATTTAACTTACTTTGCCGAAGATTATGTTGCTGATACTGTAGTGAATTTTTAAAAACTAATTTTAATTCTTATAAATAAGGAATAACAAGGCAATAACTAATTTTAGAGGAGATAACAATGTTGCAAAAAAATGCTGCCTTAGACGCTAAGGGTCGCTTGACTCTTGAGTTGTTTGATGAGTTTGGGAACTTAAAAGAAACCCAAGAAATAAAAAATGTCGTTGTGAACAACGGTCTTAATTATATCGCATCTCGTATGAAAGATGCCACTGCTACTGCAATGTCACATATGGCAATCGGTTCAGATAATACTGCTGCCGCTGCTGGTAACACCGCATTAGGAACAGAACTTGGTAGGGTTGCTCTTACTTCTACTACTGTCACTTCAAATTCAGTCGCTTATGTTGGGGACTTCCCAGCTGGTACTGGTACAGGTGCAGTTGTTGAGGCAGGAATCCTAAACGCTGGTTCGGGTGGTACGCTACTATGTAGAACTGTGTTTTCTGTAGTTAACAAAGCAGCTGCAGACACATTAAAGATCACTTGGACGGTTACTGTATCTGACTCCTAAGAGTTAAACTAAGGAGTTAGTACATGGCCATTCTGTTACTAGAACAGGCGAGGTTTCATCAGGCGAGGTCTTTCTATAGAGACATCTATAACGGCAATGATAAGTTTTATCTTGCCGCCTCGCGTACTGAAACATGGACGGATGATACTGCGCCTGATACATCGGTAGATAATCGTGTCGATGTGCAGAAGTTCAGAGACAAGATACTTTTTGTAAAAAGGGTACAGTCTGCTGATACGGCTATGTTAGCTCGTAGGATTGATTGGGACTCTACAGGTAATACTGTATATGATAGGTATGATGATGCCTATACATCAACCAATAAAGCAAATTCTGGAGCTATATCATTACAAACTTCAAACTTTTATGTGTTAACAGATGCATTTAATGTTTATAAGTGTATTGATAATAACGGTAATGCGAAAAGTACTTCAAAACCAGATAGTACTGGTACGGAGATATTCACAACAGCGGATGGTTATAAATGGAAGTTCTTATTTCAAGTAGGTGCTTCTGATAGAACTAAATTCCTTTCTACTTCATATATGCCAGTTAGAAAGGTATCTGGTGCTGGTCAACCATCTTTTGATGTTAATGGTGAATTAAATAGTATTAATGTTAGTGCTGGGGGAAGTGGATATACTTCAGTTCCTACTGTCACAATTAATGGTGATGGAACTGGTGCTACAGCTAGTGCTGCTCTTACAGGTAGTGCGGTATCTAGTATAACTATTGATACTGCTGGTTCTGGATATACCTTTGCAGATGTAGTAATAACAGGTGGCGGAGGAGCTAACGCGAAAGCAGATGCTGTTCTTGGTAGTACAGATACCCCCTCATTACAAACAAATGTTGAGGGTACTGCTGTTAAAGGTACTATAGATAATATAATAGTAACTAATCAAGGTACAGATTATACTGCTGGTGATGTAACTCTCACCATTACAGGTGATGGACAAGGCGCAACTTGTGCTGCTGTGGTAAATACAAATGGTAATATTACAGGAGTTACCATAACAAATCCAGGCTCTGGATATACGACTGCATCTATTACTGTTACACAGGCATCTGGTGGTGGTATTAATGCTTCTTTTAGGTGTATAATTGCACCTCTTGATGGACATGGGGCTCATCCGCAAAAGGAATTATTTTGTAAAAGGGTAGGAGTGACAGTATCCTTTGACAATGATTCTAGAGATTTGATTACAGGAAACGATTATAGACAAGTAGGTTTGATGAAAAACATAACTAAATATGGGTTAGATACTTTATTCAGCGATGCAACTGGTTCTCCTCATTTCGTTATAGGTATAAGTGACCCAAATAATTATGGAGCGGATGATATATTAGAAGCAACAAGCGGAGGTAATTTTACAGTAGCACAACTAAGAGACACCACAGGAAATGGTACGGACGATAGTGTCTATTTACAAGAAAATACTTCTGGTATAGGTTCTTCAGACACAATTACAAATTTAACAAAAGGTCTCTCTTCTTTACCTATAAATAGTCTTACAAATCCAGAAATCGATATTGATTCTGGAGACATAGTTTACTTTGATAATAGAAAACCTATTACTAGGGAAGAGGGTCAAGTAGAGACAGTAAAAATAATATTTACTTTCTAAGGGAATAAAAGATGGCAATTGATTTAAATGTAACACCATATTATAATGACTTTTCAGCGGCGAAAAAGTTTAACCGCGTAGTCTTTAAGCCTGGCGTTGCTGTACAAGCAAGGGAATTAACACAATTACAAGATTATGTACTAAACACTATAAAAGAGTTTGGTGATTTTGTATTCAAAGATGGTGCTACAGTAAGGGGTGGTGCTGGATATCCTGTTGTTAGTGATTACATCAAAGTTAATGACCTTGATGCTAGTTCAGTTGCTGTTTCAAATGACTCTCTCGCAAATTATGTTGGTGACACCTTAACAGGTGGCACTACTGGAATCACCGCAATTATTAAAGGTGTTAAGACAGGTTTAGATACAGACGCTGTTGAGAAGAAAACACTTTACTTGAACTACCAGAAAGGTAATGAAACAAATGCTGGTTCTGGAGAAGCTGGTTCAATAAGATTTGATGCTGGAGAAACTTTAACAGTAACCAGTACCGATTCTGGAAGAAACGGAGACACTTTTGTTGTAGATAGTAATACTAGTGTTAATACCTACACCAAAAATTTCTATGGAAAATGTATTGACTTTACGATTGAAGAAGGTATAATATATGCACAGGGCAAATTTATTGCTCATGATGGACAGACTATAAGACTTGACCCATTTAACCCAAATGTTAACTATTATATTGGTGTTAAAGTTAAAGAAACTATTGTTACTTCAGATGACGATACAAGTCTTTTAGACCCAGCAAGTGGAGCTTATAACTACAATGCTCCTGGCGCCGATAGGTCAAAAATAGATACAGAAATATTTAAAGTTCCATTTGGAAAGAACTATGTTTTAGGCACCGCGTATGAATTAGGAGAGATGATATCAAATGGTGACAACATTTATGAAGTCACTACTGCTGGTACAGCTGCTGCTTCTGGAGATGGCCCAGTTCACACAACTGGTAATGCTACAGACGGAAGTGTGGTATTCAAATATTATGAAATGCCTGAAGGATTTACTACTCTTTACAAAGTTACAAAAGGATTAATTGAGAAGAAATACGATTCTGATATAGCAGAACTTGCAGAGTTAGGTAAACAACTTGCGACAGAAAAAAGAGAAAGTGATGGTGACTATGTAGTTGAACCATTTACTTTAAAGATAGTAGAACATTTAAAGACTATAAAGGGTGTTGCTTTTAATACAGGTGCTAACACCAATTATAGTGTTGGACAATTTGTAAACCATAGTGGTAACCTTTATGAAGTAATGGTTGCTGGTACTTCCGCGTTTGGCACTCCACCTGTACATACAAGTGGGGATGTAGCAAGTGGTACTGTTAAATTTGGTTACCGTGGTCTTTCTTATAGAATCAATAACGATGGATGGCATTTCTCTACTGACCCAGTACAGGCTGGTGATTCTGATTATGTTGTTGCCTTGGTATCGCCTGGCATCGCGTATGCAAATGGATATCGAAGAGAGTTTTTTAGAAATACTCCAGTAAAAATTAGAAAAGGAACATCTACTGAAATAAAAGAATCAAGAGATGTTACTATGGGTTATGGTAACTATTTCAATATTAATGAAGTTGCTGGAACCTTTGATATAGAAAATGGCGGAATAGTTAATATTGGATATTATGGAAGTATTGGTTCACAGACTGCTGCTGCCGCTGTTACAGATGGAACATATGGTGGACATGCTGCTCTTACTACAGTAATAGGAACATGTAGGGTTCGTGCTTTGAAGAGGGCATCTGGAAATCCAGGCGCCGCTGCTACGGAGTATAGACTTTATGTTTATGATATAAGAATTAATAACGGAAACTTAAAAGACGCTAGGTCAATCCAATTTCCAAACTCCACAGATAGTGGTTTTGCTGATATTAAATTAGAAGATGTAAATGGTGACGGAACTAAAGACACCGCTGTTGTACATGGTGCGGAATATAACAAATTAATTTATAACACACCTTGGAGTCATACTAAGACTCTTCAAGCTGGTGGAAGTTACGATACTGCATATTATTACACAGAAGAATTCAATGTTAGTGTTTCTGCTGCTGGTACATTTACTATTAGTACTTCTGGATTAGGTTCAGAAGTCATATTCCCATATACTGCTGGTTCACTAACTCAAACTATATTGGATAACAAATTTTACATGGTTTGTAAAACTGGTAGTGTTACAGATTTTGGTGATGGTACTACAATATCTGGTTCAGAAGGTAGGGTCATTCGACTTGCACCAGCTCAAATAATTTCTGCTGCCAATGGGCAAAGTATGGAATTTAATATGGGTACTCCAAGTGGCCCATATGACGCTTACTTACAGATAGAATGTAAAGTAGTAGATGCTATACCTGTACCGAAAGCATTAAACATAGGAAGATATGTTAAACTAGATACTAGAGATAATGCTGGTGGGGCAAACGGGCCATGGAATCTTGGTATCGTAGATGTACAAGAAATTACCGCAGTATATATTAGAGACACAGCTTCCTATAATGATTGGGCTGACCACAATTCAGCAGAAAATCCAGTTAACTATGTTGATGATTTTATTCTTGACAGAGGACAAACAGATAATTTCTATGGTCACGCGAAACTTCTAAAAAAAGGAAGTTCTAGTCTTAATATGACCAACAAATATGTTACGGTTGTATTAAATCACTTTGATGCTAACTATGGTGGTTCAAATGGAACATATTTTGCAAAAGATTCTTATCCAGTAGATGATACTGGTGCTACTGGTATATACACATTTGAATTGCCTGTTTATAAATCTACAAAGTTAGGACAGTACCCTTTAAGGGACGCAATTGATTTTAGACCTAGAGTTAAAAATACTGCTGTTTCTGCTACTATATTGAGCGCTGCTACTGATAACCCATATAGAACAGAGGAATTTGATTTACCCACAAATGGTATTCAATTCCCAACTCCAAATAGTGCTTTTACTACAGATATAGAGTATTACTTACCAAGGGTTGATAAACTAGTAATTAGTAAATCTGGACAGATGAAGATTGTAGAAGGTGTTTCTAAACTTCCTGCTTCAGCGCCGCCAGAACAAGATGCAATGTTAATCGCAAGAATAGAAGTTCCACCATTCCCTTCTATTGCACCTAATTTAGCAGAAAGGTATAATGCAGATAGAGATGCTGTACGACATCAATTAGAAGGACAAACTAGACGATATAAGATGTCTGATATTGCTAGTATCGAGAAAAGAATTAATAGACTAGAATATTATCTTGCTTTAAGTTTGATGGAAATGCAGGCAAAAGACCAAGTTATTCTGGACGCGAATGGAAACGATAGATTTAAAAATGGTATCTATGTAAATGCATTTGATTCTGATTTATTGAGTGACCTAAAAGACCCAAGTTATGCTGCTTCTTACAACTCATCTAAGAAAAGATTAGGGCCAAACTTTGAAGATTACCAGATAGATTTAAAATTAAATGAGACTCATGGTACTTCTGGGTGGACACGCTCTGGAAGTATGATTCATAGACCTATAGTTAAATATAATTGGCAGGGAAGCACGGCAGCTACTAAAGTTAGAAACTGTGTTGGTGAATTACAGTTTAATTATTGGGGAGAGATGGACATATATCCTCGTTCAGACAATGGTGCTACTTACAAGAAACAGATGCAGAAACAAACTATTACGCTTTCAAATGCATCTGCTATTGCCGCTCAAGTTGCAGAAGTTAATTCTAGTAAGAATGTTGTAGGGATGGAAACAACTTTTGAATTGGGAGTTTGGGATTCAGAAAACGAAAGTATGGAAATTGGTGCAACCAAAACTGTAGTAAAAGAAAATGTTACAGTAGAAACTACTTCTGATGCTGCTTCTACAGCAACTAATGATAATACTCCTGCTCAACCAACGGTTACGAGAGAAGGTAATATGGTAACCGTATCAACTCCAGTAGATATAACTGGCAGTATTTCTGGGGAAGCATCTTTTGGTCAGACTATAGAGACAATGGATGTTGTCACGAGGTCAGTTCCACAAATCATGACCGCACAGGCTGTTCCTGCTGACCCACAAACACATGCGATGGGTAACTTTGTTAGGGATACAACTTTCCTACCAAATATGAGACAGAATAGAGTTGGAATTAGGGTTCGTAGAATGAAACCTAATACGCGATTATGGTTCTATTTTGATGACGAACTTCAATGGGCAAGATGTACACCATGTGACCCCGCTGCCTTTGATAAAATAATTCCTCAATGGCAGGCTTCTGGTGCAAGAACAGGGCATGCTTTCCTTCAGGCGAGAAGAAGTTCTATTCCAATCGGAGGTACAGAAGACGCTAGTTTGAATTATTATTTCTCTGGAACAGAACCCGCTGATATGGGAGACCCAATCGTAACAGATGAAAACGGTGACGCTGCTTTTGTTTACTGGTTGCCTGCTGGTAATGATGATGGTGCTGGTAAAAACAAATTCGGAAGACAGACTTTCCCAGTTGGTACTAGGAGAATGAGGGTAACAGATGACCCATACGACAGAGAGAATTTTACAACAACTGCTGCTGAGAATATATACTCCGCGTTTGCTTTACAAGTTCATAGACAGGAAATAGATTTAATATATGAACAACACAGTATTTCTTATGGGTCAAAACCTGATCCATCGGCAGCAACATATGACCACAAAGGAACGGTAGTTACAGACTCTAACTTGCAGCCTGGCCAGATGACTTTGACCACAAACCTAGAAGCAAAAACGGAAACTCACTTTGTTGTTATGAACAATGGAATGACCGACCCACTTGCACAAACATTCGGTGTTATGCTTAAACCAAATGGAGGATATGCTAAGAAGGTTATGGTTTGGTTTAGGGATAGGCCTGGCAAACAGTCTAACCAAACAACACTTAATGATACTGGACAGGGTATTACATGTGAGATAAGGAAAACATTAAATGGATTCCCAACATCAACTGTATTGGCTGGTGGAAGAAAATACTTAAAGAACACAGAAGTAAATACTACTCGTGATGCTAATGACCTTTCTGGTCTTGGATTTGGTAGATTTATTAATTACGCCTTTGAAGACCAAGATGCTACGACATTTGAATTTGATGAACCAATATACCTCGCACCAAATGAAGAGTATGCAATTGTTCTTATGCCAGAAGCTAATGACCCTAACTATAATGTTTGGTGTTCTAAACTGGGTGAGAATAAAATAGGTACTAAAGAAAGAGTTACCGCTGAAGAAACAGCAATGGCAGGAATGTTATTCTCTTCTGCAAACAACAGGGCTTGGAGTCCTCACCAAACAGAAGATTTAAAATATCAAATAGGTTTTGCTGAGTTTGAAGAAGGAACAGGAACAGTTGAGTTGGTTAATGAAGACCAAGAATTCTGTACTGGTTCTGATTATCTAAATGGTAGACCAGAAGAAGGACAAGATGTTCATGCTTTCAATGTTGTTATTGCTGGTGGTGGTAGTGGATATAGTGTTGATGATATTATCACTCTGAACGCGGTGAATGTTACTTCAAATAGTAATATATGTGCTGGAAGTGGAGTTAAATTAAAAGTAACTTCAGTAAGTGGTGGTGTTATAACTGGTGTCTCAGTAGTTGATGCTGGTATAGGGTTTAAATTACAAAGAAACCCAGACAACAGACAGATAGTAGATCCAGGCACCGTAGGACAATTAAGTGTTGCTCCTACTGGCGGTTCTGGTGCTACATTTACTCTGAAAATTAAACACGGTCAAATAGATGATATTGACCCAAGGACAGAAAAACTAGAAATCATTTATGATGATTTAACAGTTGAAGCTGCTCATACAGATAGTACGAGGTTCTTTGCTGTCGGTGATATGGTTGGTACAGGAGATGTTCTTACCATTGACTCAACACAAGGACAAAATAAAAATACTACATTTAAGATTGCTAGTATTTACAACAAACCATTTAATAACTATAGAACAAATACAACCATTAAAGAATTCCCAGAAGGAAGAATAACATATCAGGCGTGTACTACTTCTTCATCTGGAGCTAGTGCTGCTGGTTCTACTTTCACAGATATTTTACCTGTAGTAAGACAATTTGCTCCTTCAGAACAGGCAATATACTCCGCTTCTAATGAAGCTGGATTTACTGGTTCTGGTAGACTTGCGAAAAAATCATTTAGAACAAGATTCAATATCTCTACTGAAGATAAAGATTTAACTCCAGTTGTACCATTGTATCGTAACGCGATGATTACTAGGAATTTCTTAATCAACAATGATTCTACAGGTGAGACAGGAAATAACGGTAACGCTACATCCAAGTTTATCTCTAGAAGAGTAAGACTTGCTGATGGACAAGAGGCAGAAGATTGCAGACTTTCAGTTGCTCTTAAACAACCGCCTGGCTCTCAGTTTAAGATATACTTTAAGGGTCAATCACCAGAAGATGATGGTGATTTTTATGAGGATATACCTTGGGTAGAAATGCAACTAATAGCAGGACAGACTGCTGGGGTTTCTGCTTCCAATAACTCTTTCGTAGATTTTAATTTTGAATTGCCTTCTACTGCATTGGATTCGGATAATGTTTTCAAATATACAAGTAAGAGGGTAAATGCTCTCACTATTGGAACCGCTGGTAGTGGATACGCTTCTACATCTAATGTAGAAATATTCTTTAGTGGTGGTGGTACTCCGACTAGACAGGCAGCTGTGAAATGTACTACATTATCTGGTGGTGGTCTCGGTACTTTAGAAATTGTAGACCCAGGCCGTGGATATGCATCTGCTCCTACTGTTACTGTAGCACAATCGCATGAAGTAAGTAAATACTATGCTGCTGGTACATTTGTTGGACACTTAACCAAACTGTATGAATGTACGGTTGGTGGAACAACAGGAGCTGCTTCTGCCGCTTCCGCACCAACACACGGTTCTGGTACTGCTACAGATGGAACAGTAACATGGACTTACAGAGGAGTTAGACCCGCTGTTACATGTACTGTTGCTGACACAGACTTCAAGAGATTTAAGTATTTCTCTACGAAGATGGTAATGTTGTCAACAAATTCATCTAACATTCCAGAAGCAAAACAATTAAGGGTTATCGCCTTACAGGCATAATAAATAGAATATGAGTCAATATCAAGTATCAAAATTAGAGTATAACAGAGATGAAGAATCTGGAGCTTTGGTAAATGTAGATGATAATGGTTTGGCTGCATATAAGAGAAGGAAATTTCTTTCAAAAAAAAGAAACAATCAGATAGATGAAATGTCAAATGATATAAATAGTCTGAAGGAAGATTTTCAAGAAATCAAAAGCATTTTAATGCAACTTGTTAACAATATTGATAAATAAAGAATAGGGAAGAGACATGTCAACTATAACACTAAGAGCTTCTAAAGGTTCCCCCCTCACTAATACCGAGGTGGATACTAACTTTAGTAACCTCAACAACGATAAGTATGAGTCGGGTAATAATGTGTCAGTCGGTACTCTTACTGCTAGTGGAAATGTTACCTTTGGCATATCTGCCACGGTATCTGCTGCTGGAAGTACACAGGGAACTGCAACCGCATTAACCAAAACATACAACATTGTATCTACTGCATCTGCTAACCAAGGGGTAATATTGCCCTCTGCAGCTGCTGGTCTAGTAATCAACCTCTATAATGTAAGTGGTAATACTATTAAAGTATATCCTGCTTCTACAGAAACCATCGATGGTGGTTCTGCAAACGCACCGATTGAAGTAGTAACTGCAAATGGTGCCGAATTGGTTGGTGTTAGTACTGGTGGATGGAGACAAGTAGGTTCTGGTGGAAGTAATGTCGCAGAATTAACAGTAAACACTAGTGCATCTTTACTAGGTTCATTGAAATATGGAGTATCACCTTCAGTTTCATCTGCTGGTTCCGCTCAAGGTGACGCAACCGCGTTAACAGAAACAATTAATGTAGTAGGAACAGTTGGTGGTTCTGGTGAAGGTGTAGTTTTACCAACCGCTGCTGCTGGATTACATATAGTTGTTGCTAACATTACCACTACGGACTGCAAATTGTATCCTGCTTCATCTGATACAATAGAGGGTGGTTCAGCTAATGCTGCTGTAACATTGCCCGCTAAGACTACTTTTACTTTAACATGTAAAGATGCTACCGATTGGGTTAAACATCGAGGACTTGCTGTATATAACTCATCTGGTACGCTACTCAACTAAGGAGAATTTGAATGGCAGGGCCAGTAACACTTAAAGCAGGATCATATCCGGCTGCCGCTGGGGGACTACAAGGTCTCAGAGAATTATCAGCTACTGAGATAAAAGACCAAGTAGCTGGTGTAATCACGGCAAAATTTGCTGCTGATACCGATGGTTCTGGGACTGCGGAACTTAATGTTGTGACAGGCGGTTCTGCTGGTGGCGATGAAATCGGAACATTTACAAACAGAGAGAGAACTGAGTCTGTAGGAACACACCCAGCTGGTGGAAGTACTACTGATACTGTTTACCGATTTAATCAACCAAGTGCTGCTGTTAGTGAATCTGGACAAATCAATCCCCTTAGATGGACAGGAACCGCTGTAGAACAGGCAACTGATACTGAGTTAGATACGGAAGTATTGGACTTGGTTATAACTGCAATGGCTGCCGAAGACGCGAACACAATAGGACAATATAAAATAGGTACATCTTCACCTTCTGGTGGAACATGGACTTCAAGATATACAGTTACAGAAACACAAGTAGACGGAACAGATGTCTCTTACAATCTCTATCAAAAAACTGCACCGACTACAGATGCTGGAACTGATTCAAATATATTATTAAAAGCGGGTGACGAAGGACAACCAAATGAAATGACAACCGCAAATTTACAAACATTGGTGCCTGCATTTAGAAATAGAATTATGTCAAGTTTAGTAGGGACATACCTACTTCAAACTGGCTCACCATCTGCCGCTGGAACATGGGTACAGATGGGGTCAACGATGACTGACCAATTAAAAGACATCTCATCACAGAACTATTCTGGAGACTATACAGGGTCATATACTGGGTACTATGACCGATTCTTTGCTGGATTCTT